CCTCTTAGCATGGTGAAGTATTTTTTAAATTGAGAAAACAGCGTTGAGTTTATTGCGTCAAATTGCCCAGTAACCCCACCAAGGGCAGACAACTTTCCGCTATTCATTGCGGCGATAAACTTTTCTTTTGTATTGATTCCCTGCTTGTCGGCCTGCTTGATTGCCTCAACCATTGCTGGCCCAAGTTCTTTTGCTGAGGCTTTAACCTGAGCGTAAGATTTCTTTGAATCCTGCAATGTGGCTACAAGTTCTGCTGCTTTTTCTACGCCCTGCTCAAGTGGTTGACCTGCCGAAGCAAAGTCCATTAAGCCTTTTAGGTACTTCTGACTTGTTGCATTGAAGGACACATTTTGATTCTTTGAAACCGTGGCAAATGCCTTATTCAGATTTTCCATTCCAAGACTTGCAAGGTCTGCGTCCATCGTCAGGTTGCGCATCACCATTCTGGTTTGGTTTAGTCCACTGCCAAACTCTTTTGCAGTCTTGGTCTTGTATGCGTACATCGCTGCCTGCTGTTCGCGAACCGCCGCTGATGCGATTGCAACTGCCGTAGTTAATCCAGCAGCCGCTCCAGCCATTCCCTGCATTGCGACTTGATACGCTTTGACTGCAAATCTTCCAAGAATAAATGCGCCGTGAGTGACAACCATTGCTGCGCCAAGAGCGGCCATTTGCATCGTTGCAATTTTGAGCATTGACACAAGACCCTTCATGGTCATTGCGCCCATTTTTTGAATTACTTTGTCGGTTGCGTCAAGAACCTTTTTCCATCTGTCGGTCTGCTTGCCAGCACCGCCCATAGAACTGCCCATCAATTTTGATGCAGCAGCGTTAAGGAGCATGTCCTTGGACAGCCCTTTAATTTCGCGTCTTAGTCCTTTGACGCTACCGATGGTTCTTAGTATCGCCCCAGTATCAGCCCGTGAACTGATTTTTATAGATGGGTTTTGGTCAGCCATATTTAGATTTTCTCTAATAGGGCGGGCCGAGTGGAGTGCTACTTTTCTCTTTCGCGCCGTTCTCGCTCGCGGTCGTTAGATATAACTTTAGCACACGCCATCATTATTACCCATTGTTCTTGGGTGTAATCCAATAATTCTATTGGACTCGTTCCCCACAATTCGCCGAGCCGAGCGGCATTTACGATTGTGGAATCTTCAACTAGTTCGCTGAAGATTCCTTCGTAGGGTCCACGGTGTCCACCGTATCCGAATATCCAGCGGCTTCAAGAATTGCAAGCGCTGCACCTTCTGTATGCGGGTCAACGCCGAAGAATGCACGAACGCAGTCTGGGTGTGGACGAGTTGTTTCTGTCATCTCCATGATTAGGTCTGATGCAAATGTCAAAGGATTTCCTGAATCGTCAAACACTTCTTCGTCGCCAAAGATGATGCCAGTTGTGGTGTGACCTACTACTGCACACGCAAACTTCAGTGAATCCAAGCCATTCTTGGTGTCTTCACCAGCATTGCGACGCCATGAGCGAAGTTGTTGCTGCGAGATGTTTGGACTAATAATCAACTTGACGCCAGGTCGTTCTGGAACTTCAAGGTGAACCGTTGGCCGCTCAACTTTTTTCTTAATTGCAGCAGTCAACTGGTCAAGAACGGTCTGTTCTTTCGCACTCTTTGATGGGACAGCCTTTTTTACTGGCTGCTCTGATGGTTGCTCTGAATAAAGTTCTGAATTTGTCATAGCCGACAAACTAGCACAGCAGTAATAGTCAACCTGTCAACAATTACGCTAAAAGCGTATATTTATTGGTTGATTTGGCTTGCAACATTTGAGACCGAGAAGGTCAAAGCAAATGTTGAAGGTGCACCAGATGACGAGTCGCCGTCTGGCTCAGTCAAACCAACAAGGAGTGACTTGGAGTAGATGCGGTCAAGACCAGGAACCTTGAGGTCGCAGTTGAATACTTCAACCGTGATGTCGTAGTAAGCCTTACCCACCATCGTGCGGAGGATTGCCAACTTCTTGTCAACATAGTTCTTGTCGTCCGTCAAGACGCCATCGCGCTCAAAGTCGTAGTGAGCGGTGAGTGTGATGTCACCGATATCAAATGGAGCACAAAGAACCGTTGGGGACGAAGCACCACCTTCGTAGATTTTTTCTACTGAAGCAGTGATTTCTCCACCTGATACCTGAGCGAACTTGAATGCTTCCCACTTTGGTGGTTGCGTTTCAAGGATGTTTGCCGAAGCGTGTGGAGCAATCCGTGCGATTACTTGCCTTTGGGATACCTTTGCCATGTCTTATTCCTCCGTGGCTCAGACGACTGACTTAGTCAGGTTTGACTTAATGATGTCAACTTCAATTTTGTCGCCGACACTTGATACACGCAATCCTACGCGAGCCTTAACAAGGCCAGTTGCAAGTTGCGAAGTTGGGTTCAGAGTTGAGTCACACTTTACGGTGTAACCGAAGTCAATTCGCTTTCCAGTTGCATCAAATGCTTCAAACAAAGCACCACGCACGCGGAGAGGCTCAAGAATTGCGAACAGTTTGGATTCAACGCTTGCGAATACGGTGTTACGACCGTCAATCACACCGAAGAGCAAGTCTTCAAGTGAGCGGTTGGCCTCAACAACAACCTGGTTGACAACATCTTGCGCCGTGATATAGCGGAAGTTATCAATGTCTGACGACATGCTGCGTGCACCATAAATGCGAACAGTGTTGTTGATAATGCGAATCGCATTTACATAAGCATCGTCAAGTGCGTCACCATTGGTCTTATCAATGTCGGTTGCAACTCCGTTTACGAAGCGTGCTGCCGAAATCAATCCAGCGCCAGGCTGATGAGCACCAGTCTGGATGTGCGCAAGAGCACGCTTTGCTGCTGCGTAACCAACTGGTGGAATCAAGCGATTAATTCCATTTGTTGATGTTGGGATATAGACCCATGGGTAAAAGTAGGCGACATGCTCGCTATTTGCATCTGCTGCGGAAAGGTTGAATCCAGCAGTTTTTGTTTCTGCGATGGTGTCATCAAATGCACCGAACAAGTAAGCAAGGCGGCTGTAGGTGTTTGCATGAGTTGCAAGACCAGTCTGGATTGTCGTGTGGCTTGACTCTGGGCAAACAACAACGCCAGTTCCATAAGAATCTAGGAAGTTGTTCAACGCTGTTACATAGTCGGCAACAACAATCGCTGAACGGTCGTCGTCGCCCGCGCTGAGCGCCGTTGCTGCTGAGACTTCTGGCTGCGGTGAACCAGTTGCTTGCAGGTCTTCGGCGGTAACGATTGCTGATGCTGCAGTGCTGCTGTTAATGCGACCTACAGCCTGCGTGACACTGGAGCAGTTGCCCGTGCTGTACACCAAGTTGCCGTTTTTGCGAATAAGAATGATGAATGTTCCCGCTGCGGTTCCAGCAGTAACCTGAACAGTCACATTGCTGCTCCATGCGCCAGCGCCATTTGCGGTAATCGTGATTACATCTTCTCCACCAACACCACCTTCGGCGAGGGTGATTGAACCAGTCGTCGGTTCAGGTCCAACTACGCGAGAAATGTACGCGCGTGTGCCGCCTTCTTCAAAGAAGGTCTGGATGGTTGGATGAAGATAAGCATACGAGACATAGCCTCCGTACACTGCTTCAAATTCTGCGAGGCTCGTTACGAGCGTCGCTTCGCCCGAAGGGCCACTCTCTGCCAAGCCGACAGCGAACATCTGTGATGTTTCAACCGATGCTGGTGCTGATGGACCTTGTCTTACTGCTGTTGTGATGTTTACGCCTGGCATGACACCTTCCTAAATTCCTCGCGGGAGATAACGCCGTGTTATTTCTCCCATTGTACAGACTATTGCTGACTAGTCGGTGCAACTGTCTCTTGAACTTCCTGAACTTCCTCAACTTGTGGAACTACTGGAACTTCTTGTTCAACTACTGGTGCACTTACTGTTTCTTTTTCTTTTGGTTTTGACTTTGAAACACTTGCAGTCACCTCGCGGATAACTACAAGTGCCCCAGACTTAATTCCTTCTTCGCAAATTTTGCAATTCAAATCAACTGCAGCAATCCCACGAGGGTGAATTTGTCGTCCATTCTCGTCAACGGTGAATGGTCCAGCAGTTACATTTTTTACAATCTTGCTTGGCTTATCAAAACTTTTTTGTTGTTCAGCAGTGTCAAGCAACACGAATAAATGCGTCATTTTTTACATCCAATCATTAAAACCAGTAGCCAATTGTACCCAATAAATCCACTACCGAAGTCAACTAGGCCATTCAGCGGTTGGGAGCGATGTGTCACTAAGTTTTTGATTCAGAACATCAATTTGCAGTTCGGATAATTCAGCAATATCTGGACGAGCCTCGACCTCGTTAATGCTCAGTGTGTAGCCAAGATAGGAGCCAGACATGACTCTGTCGCCTTTTAATAGCGTCGTATCGGAAAACTCTTCGCGCAATGAGCCTTCGTCAATCATTACCTGAAATGATTGTCGTGGGTCCGTTGCCTGAAGGCATGGGTAGTCAAGCAGGGCTGAGCGAACAACGGTGGTAAGCCTGTCCCTGGCGATTGTTGCTTCTTCTGAGCCAAGCGCCCTGCACCAGATGTATGTGCGCATCACATAATCAACGCGGTACAGGGGGTCTGGTCCGTCGTAGGCGATTCTCTCAAACCCAGATGTATTGATTGCCACGGTGATAATTGTTGGCCAGTCATCAAGCGCCAATGGCTCGTATGTTAGATACTTCGCTGGAGACGGAAGTTCGGTGTCACTTATGTTCCAGCCGTTGCGGTACCTAACAACCCGTTGCGGTATATCTAATTGTAGATAATTAGAAACATACTGTTTTGCAAATTGAGCACCATGCATTAACGGATTATCAAAAAGCGCCATATCAGACAGCCCTTCCGCCTATGGTTCCGTTTGCCACGAAGTCAGCAGCCATATCGGCAATGTCCTTCGCCCATAGTTCTGGAGCAAAAAGTATTTGCCGTTTCGGCATCTTGGTGGTTCCGTATTGATGGAACTTCGCATACTCAACTCCCTCAACCGAATAAGTAGCCCATGTGTCATGAGCATCAATCTCAGGTCCAACAACAGCAACTGAATTAAAAAGTCTTCCAGTCCTAATCATTGGTGGAGCGCCTGGGAATCTCGTTGCTTTCCATGCTGCATATTTTGGAGACAGTGGACTCCAGCCGCCAACTTCAAGACCGTTTGACAAATAGTTGCTTTTTGTATATTTTCGTAAAGCAAGTCCTGCTTTTTCAAACACTGGTTTTAGGTTACGCGCTCTTTGGCGCATGTCCCTTAGTTCTTCTTCTGTTCCCTCAAGTCCAGATTCGTCAACATCAAGGCGTAAATCAAAATTGCGCATTAGGCAATCCTATTTCGTCTATACCGTTTCACCATCATTAGTTCTTTTTCCAAGAACCCAGTTTCAGCAACAGCGACACCACGAGGGTTGAGGTCTTTAACACCGACGACATCGTCGTGCATGTTTTGCATTTCTCTTGTTGCAGCGCGAAGAATCATCAACTTAAACATCTTGATATTCTCGCCATCAAGACCAGCGGTATATGTAATGGTTACGCGGTCATTTGCGTATCCACGATAAAAATCAATCCCATAGCGACGAACCGTATAGTCTGAACCTCGTGCATCTGCTGTTCCATTTTGAATATATGTACCAGCAGTTAGTCCGCTTTGGGTGACTGTAAATGTTGTTGGTGTAACCGCAGTAATCACTTTGAGGTCAAGATTCAAGGCGGCATACGCCATGCCCTGAATGTCAACTGTCTGTCCGACGGTGAAGTCGTTAGCGGATGTATAAACAACGGTTGTACCAGTAACAACAGCACGAGTGATTGTTGATGTTCGCTTTATTGCTTCGCCAAGAAGCAGCCCGTCCGTTGAAAGATTTCCAACAATAACGCTCTTAACTGAAACAACTGGGGAATTTCTTAAATAGATTGTTGGCGGTGGGGTGCTGTAAGTAAGAATCCCATTTGGATTAATGTCCGTTTGCTGATAACCCTCGTTATAAAAGGTTGAACCAATTGGCAAGCCAATGTGGTCTGATTCAAGAACATGGACTTCGTCAACAAACTCAACTGGTTCAATCGGACGACGCAGATAGGACTCAAGTTCGCTTTGGAGCCCACCAAGTATTAAATCGGCAGCGTCTTCCTGTCGCAGGGACAGAGAGATATCCATGTATGTCTTAAGTTCAGCAACTGATACAAGCATTTAAAAACCCCCATCCACAAGGTCTGGAGAAGTGGGGATAATTATCCCCGATTGCGCCGAGCGCGCAACCTATCTCGGAGTCGTCGGGCAGCGCGTGCTGCTGCTGATTCGCTCAAAATCTGAGCAGCAGTTGCAGTACGGGCGCGACCAGTCCGTCGGCGGCCCACGGTTTCTCCAGCAAGGTTGATGAGTCGGCGAGCGGTACCAGCACGACCTTCGTCGCGACCTTCGTTCTCGTCACCACCAATTTCTGTATCCAGATAGCAAATCATTGCAACTCCTCAAAAAAGCGATACCAGATTGTAGCACTTTTGGAGAGTTTTGAATTTTACCTATCCGAATTTGGAGGAGACTCAATATTGGGTGAGTCAACAGTTCCAGCGGGAGCCTCAATTGGAACCCAAGCCCTGGAGTACTTGTGTTCAGCAATTTTTTTCCGTTTGAGGATTGTTCCGTCCATGAGAATCTCAAGTTCGTCATATTTCATTGACAGCATCCTGTCAAAGTCTTGTTCCTCGTAGGCTCCAGATGCAATCAACTCTCTAACGATGTCGGAAACTTTATGTGCGACAAGGGAGCCTCTGCCACGATTCAGGCGCATGTGCATCGCCCTGGCTTCAAGTGAATCGCAATCAACATATCTGACTGGAACAAGCCCATCAAACTTTTTGCTCATGTGCTTGTTCTCTTTGACCAGCATCCATCTGTGGTACCCGTCAATAATCGTATTCGTTGATTTTTGCACGATGATTGGTGACATGAACCCGTAGTCCGCAAGAGAACCAGACAAGACCAAAAGGTCTGGCCTAAGCACATGCGTGGCGTGCCAAGTTGGTTTGTTGAGCACCGATACATCTACCAATTCAATTTCCATAAAATTCCTCACCCTTATCTGTTTTTAATTTCCGTCAATATCTTGACCATCGTCGCCAAGTTCCAATTCACGCATTGTGTGAACTTTTGTTTTTGGTCCTATCGGGCTTGCTGCGACCGAAGCACCAAGCGAGCCCATCAACATTGTTCTAATTAATTGATAAATCGTGTACGACTTTGGGTCCGCAAGATGCTTTCTCCTGAACTCGGCAACATAGGATTTTGCACGGCGTTTTTTGTGGTCGCCAATCATGTAGTCGTCAATGAAGTAACTCGCTCCATCAAAGCCAAGTTTTGCATACCTGTTTACAATTAAATCTATGTCTACCGAAGACCAGTAAAGTCGTTGGGCATCAATGTACGGGAATACCTCAACAAGCCTGTCATAGAACTCTGGCTCTGTTGCAACAACATCACCGATACGGCGGATGGCAACTGAGTGCAGTGGAATACCAACGCGACTATTGCTATCAGTTATCGCCGCAACATCGTAGTATGAGCAATACTCCGCATTATGTTCTTCAGAAATGAACTTAAACACATCGTTTGTTTGCCAGTCGTAAATTACTTTTGCAAACTTTAGCGGTATCCCTTTTTTGTTTTTATAAGGGGTGACGATGTAGTTTTCGTGCAACTTCTGCACCAGAGAGCGATAACGAATCATTGACTCGTTTGCCCTAACTCCAGTAATAAAAGCAACGCTTCCCTGCTTGCCCTGCATCGTGTAGTAGTCAACGGATTCTGGCAATGGCTTTGAAGCATCTAGCCCAAAATGTTCAGCCCTGATTGCCCATGATGGCATTGGCCTGATGAGCCGTCCTTCTCGTTCGCGTTTTTGACTCCACAAAATTGCTGACTGGCGCCGTCCCAAAACCCAAATTTCTGTTCCGTAAGGGAGGCAATACCACTCCATGTCAACCCAGTCGTAGTTCCTGACGCGCTCAATATATTCAACCGTTCTCGGGCTAACCATTTCTTCGTCACGGAAAATAACTTTTACTGGACCAAGACCGCGCTCTTCATGTACTTCTTTTGCAAGATAAAGAACGGCTGTTGAATCTTTACCACCAGAAAACTGAACACACACAGTGTCAAAGGTGTCGTAGACATGGCGAATGCGGGCACGCGCTGCTTCAACGCAGTCCATGTCAAGGAACAGTCGTTGGCGTGTCACTAGACCTCGCAGTGTTCGTCAATGAAATTCATTAAACGCTCAGCAGTTGTATTCCCATCAATTGATGGATTACTACGCAACCAACGCACAAAGTTGTACCAGCGACTCTGTTGTTCTGGTGTGTCAAACACAATCGTGTACTGAACAATCGCCTGTGGAGCAGCATTCGGCATAGCAGCAGCAGCGCCTTTAATTGCGATTTCTTTTTGGTCGTGATTTGGATTAGCAACTATTTTTGAATCTTCATTTTCATTAACCTCAACCAGTGAGCGCAATTCTTCTTTGTACTCCTCCTGCTGCTGGGTGGTAAGTGGATTCACAATTGTTGGCGCAATATAAGCACCACCAGTTGCATTTTCAACTTCGCGAATTGTTGCTCGCTCATCAATCGCAGCAATTTCAAATTCGTCCCAACCAAGGTTGTCCCACAGCGTGATGTAGTCATCAGAGACAGTGGAGAGCAAGTTATTTAACAAGTCGTCATCCGTGTAGCCAAGTTCCATCGTTCTGTTGTCCGCAAGGGCGTAAGCAATTGCGCGCTTATCATCACCCTCAAGGAAGATGCAGGCAATCTTGTCCCAGCCCAAACGCTTTGCTGCCTGTAGTTGATGGTTACCAGCAATAACTGTCATTGTTCCATCATCGTTTTTGCGAGCAACAATTGGCTTGACTTGACCAAACTCTTCGTACGAAGCCGCGATTGCATCAATGTCGCCTTTGCGCGGGTTCCCCTCAAGTTGTTCAAGGCTATTAATGTCAACGGCCAGGGATTTAAGAGATTCGTGAATTCCGTTTTTCATACCTGTACTCTCACATTTGCGTTAAGTGTTCGCAGTGAGTCCATTGAAGTTCTCACTGATAGGAGTTTTTCTCGCTTTGCTTTTACGAGTGCTTCTGCAATTTTGTAGTCATAATCAAAATCGCTCATCTTGTAGTCCGCCCACGCTTCCCGCTCTTTGATTGAGCCCTTGGCGGCAAGATATTCCTTCGCCCAATTCGCGTTATACAAGGCTTCTTTTTTGGCGGCGTCTTCGGCAAGTTTTTCAAACGCTTCAGTCTCTTCCTCAAGCATGTCCATAAACCTAAGAAGTTCGTTTTCAATTTCTATTTGACTGATGGGTCCACTTCTAGCCATGTTAATTACCCTTTTCTAGTGCACTGAATAGTGGCTCCCAATCTATCTTGGTTAATGCCGAAAGTTGCTCATCGGACCATTTGTATGGAGATTCTCCAAGCCTTGCTAAAACCATTTGCTCAAGAACCCATGCGTCACACACATCGTCAGCCGAAGGGCCAGTGAAGTTTATTCCTGATATTGCAAAAACAGAAAACAGGACTTCCTTTTTCCCAGCATTGCCCTTGCCAGTTGCGAACTTTGCACGGCATGTCGGGGGGACATCAATAATCGGAAATCCATGCTTGACCAGAACAGACTTCACAACTCCACCCAGTTCCCCAATTGAGTGGGCTCGGCTGAATTTTGAGCCAAATGAATACCCCTCCACCAGAATCGCCGTGGGTCTAGAAGATGATGCAATTTCTAATATTTTTTCTGAAATCTCAATTAAGCGCGCTGTTCCTCTTTGCTTTGACGCAATTGCCATGTACTCTCCGCCAATGCACACGCCAGTAGATGTAAGGGACAGGTCAATTCCCATGAATCTTAAATCGCTCATATGGACAGACTACTACGCAAACCCAATAAATACGGGCAAAAAATAATAGACGCAAGGACAGGGTAAGTTTCCCTACCCTGCCCTTGCGCCTATAACGGTCCTAAGGATTACAAGTTTATACCCAATTCAAATCCAGCAATGAAGATTAATTGAGATATGAAAAATATATCTGTAGTAACATGTCTATCTAATTATCACGGAGGCAATCATGTCTGGAATTACACCCCCATCAGTCATTAACTATGAATGGACTGTCAGAACTGACGACCCTTCATTCTTGAATGTGTCTTTTCCGTTTCGGGTGAAGATTGAATCAATCTGGTTCACCACTCAACAGAATTATGGCGCAACCAGCGGTCTTTGGGGCACCACCGATGGTGGAACTGTAGATATTGAGACAACCGAAAGACAACTGTCTTTGTGTGTGGTAAAGAGCAAGAACTCTAAGACACAGTATTCGCAGTATGACAACCCAACAGATTTCATGAATGTTTTTGAAAATATTGTATGGGGCGAAAGTATTGACGAAACCCTGAAACCGACAATGTGGCTAGGAAATCCAGACCTTGCTGCTGGAAAAATTGGCGCATTTGCCGCATCAAGTGCAGTAGTGGGAAGCCAATTGAGCCTTCGCAGCACCGCTGGAGCACCTATTGACAAGGGATTGGCCTACAACAACAGTTGGTCATACGACGAAACTACTTTCAACGAACGGGCTTACCTTGCAGATGTTGCTGTCATGAACACTGACGAATTCCTTCAGATTTTCCCTTACTCTTCTGATGGTGATTGGACGGGCTACGAAGACGATGCAAAGGTCACAATCTCAATCGCTTACACGGGCATGTCAAATGACGGAGGGGTTTCTGCTTCAGCAAAACCTTGGACAGCATGGTGGAACGACTAATATAGCCGAATGGCTAAATTCCCATCAACATTTGCATTTGATACTGGAAACAAATTAAACGACCGTTTTTTTGACATTCGCTGGCTTTCATACGCACTGGATGCTCAACCACCAAAACGGTGGTACACCTCCAATGAAGAACTGCCCACTGAAGAAATAGTTGAATGGGGGCGTGGAGAAGTTGATGCCGAAGGCCGTTTGGTTGTCAAGTATTACCGCGAGGAAGTTTTCGGGCCAGAAAACGAACTGACTAAACTTTGGTTTGTTCTTCTTGATGGGCGACATGCCCAGCCTGCTCATTTAATTCTTCTCGGGTTTGCAGACGGCAGGTATCCCTGGGGAACTGTTGTAGATGGCTCAGAAGCATCAAAGGTTCTTGAAAAGGAATACATGTCCACATGGGCTGGAATGATTAACTGGCGCGCTGGGGACCCAATGATTCAGCAGATTATCACTGCTCCAAAATGGAGACGCAAGAGAATCTCGGTCATGATGTTTGGTGTATGTGATGTGGTTAATGCTTGCTATGGATTTAGTCCAGGCAAAATTATTCACGGTGGGGCGATTACTACAGCGGACGGTGAGAAACTGAGAGAAATATACCCTGGTGGTAGTGAGCGAATAGATGGGCGAATCGGTTCTGTAGAGAACTAACGCTCCCAGCCATGCTTGGCTAAACCCAAATCAAACGCGAGTTGTGGATAATTGCCAATCCTGTTGTGACAGGGCCTGCATACCGCAAGCAGGTTTTCTTCATCAAGTATTGAACCGCCCTGTGAACGGCGTACTAACTCGTGTATGTCAACAGAGCGATTCTGATTAAATAATGTTTTCTCGTCATGTTTCGCAAAAACTTTGCAAGCCTGACAGTAAGGATATTTTTCAAGCAAAGCCTTAACCAGTGGTCGGCGAAGTTCATACTCCGCTTCTTTCTTTTTGCTTCGCTTCCTAATCACTAAATGCCGTCAATTGATTCAAATGTCCAACGGTTGTCAAGAGCATCCCACAGCGCTCTGTCAATCGCGGTTTCCTCAAGGTCATATTCATACAAAAGGTCCTTGTGCTTCATGATTGCCTTGCGGAAAAATTCCGCTTGAGCAGCATCGTTTTGAGCCATTGCTTGAATATGGTCGTCGCTTCCAGTATCAATTAGTTTCGTCACTTCGTCAAGACGCCTGTTGACATGGAACATGAACCGTTCAATTTTCGTCTTGCGCAGAGAGTAGGCAAGTTCCGCTTCTTGGGCTAGAACTACACCGTCTTCGCCTAATGCTTCGTACCGCTCTTTGTCTGCCTCTGCATCAGCATCTATATCGTCAACCTGAGACTGAAGGTTGCCAATTAAAAGCAAAAGAGCCTTTTGCCATCTGGCCCAATTTCTGGACTCTAATAAAATTTTACGCTGTTGCGCAGAGATTTTATTCTTCACATCTTCTGAAACAAGACGCGCAAAAGCATCGTCGTTTAACAATGAACTCATAAATAAATTACTTTCTACTCCATGCTGGACAAATTGATTTGTAAGAACAATAATCGCACAGTTTTGATTTTGTTGGCTCAAACGAACCGCTAACACAGCGTTCATCAATTTGTTCTTTAATTCCGATAACTCTGTCAACTGTGTTTTTTAATGATTCATCAGTTACTTCTTCGGTAAATTTGACTCCATCTTTCAGGTAGAGCAATTCTAGTTGCGATGCCTTGGCCAAAGAGGTCAGATTCATGAGAGCAGCGTAAATTCGCAACTGCTCAAACTTTCCAGAAACCCAATTCTTGTTCGGAGTTCTGCCAGTCTTGTAATCAGAAATCACCAAGCCACCATCGGCGTTATTGCTGAATCTGTCAATAAAACCCTTCAGGGTGACGCCACCAAGAGAATCATTGAGTTCATGTTCAATCCCAGTAGGGACAACTTTTGATGGGTCTTCAATGAGCCATAGGTTCTCAATACAGAACCATGATTGCCAGCGAATCTTTTTTATTTCGTCAGCGCGACGAACAACATCTGCAATCTTGTCTCCCCACTCCTTATTCCAGCACTCGGCAGCCAGGTGTCTAGCGGATTGAAGAGTTCTGTCAGCGGGCGGGAGTTTGTAAAACAACTCCAAAACATCATGAACAAAATTGCCCATCAGCGCTTCTTTCCCAGACTGGTCTGGGATGTTGTCTATCTTCCCATACTTGAACTTCAACGGACATTGCTCAAATGTCGCCAAAGATGACGGGGAAAGATGCGGTGGTGGTTTTAGGTCTTTATTTTCCAGGTTCAACTACTTCGCCCTTCAATTTGATTTGGGCTAATTTTGTGTAGAGGAAGTCAAGAATTTCTTGTGTTGCATCTTTTGCGCTGGTTGGCTTCGGCTTGTCGCCATACTCCTGCTTCCAGTATTCGCCAAGCCTGTCACGCTCATCTTTCGTCAACTTCTTAGAAGCATCTTTGAAATCTTCCCATCGTTGCTCGTGTTCTGATAGCGGAGCATTTGATGCGTCAATTACTTGTTCAATCTCAATTGCGTCTTCGCTGCGTGCGAGATAGAGACCAACGCCAAGTGTTTGCGCTGCTTTCTTGAGAGCGTCAGATATCGCGCCCTTGAACTCATCTCCAAGGTCAACAATTTGATTCTGCTTGGTGCGTTTAATTTTCTGTCCACCAAATCCATCGCGGGTAACGATATTAAAGTCTTCTCCAACTGTCGGAGTCCACTCAAGGCGAACATGAGCAACAACAAAATCTGGGTCTGATGCGTCGCGTTCACAGCGAACAATCTTGAAAGACCACTTGTCAACTCCGAGCACCTTATTCAAGCGAGTGATAACTTCGCTCACTGGAATGTATGTGAGAGCAGTTCCACCCTTATTGAGAATCTTTTCCATTTCCCGTGGGAATGGTTCTGTGAGTTGTGGGTAAATGTCGTTCATTACTTTGCCTCTCTGACGATGATGCTTGTTTTAAAATCTCCCTGTTCGCAATACGAATCGGGATTAACTCCAATTTCTCCAAGTTTTCCAACTCGCCAGTACGAAACTGCTGCATAATCAAGCAACTTGACAACCATTTCCTGTGCGCTCATGACGATTTCGCCAGTGTCCATGTCAACTGACATTTCCGAAAGTCGCTCAGCAACGCGAGTCGCAAGTTCAGGGTGACGCCACTTCTTTCTGTCGGCGGCTGTCTTCTTTTCAATCGTGATTCCACTTGCGGTCTCAATCATTCCGCTAGAACCCATGAGGTTTCCAACACCGTGCGCAAACGAATCGTAGATAACAGAAAGTTCACGCTTTGCAAAGTTCAATTTTGCAAGACCCTCTGCCGCTTCGTCAATGTCTGGGTTTGAGTCAATGTACTCAGTGAGTTCTTTGTTTAAGTTGGATAATGCCGAAGCAAAATCCTCCAGTGATTTAATAGTCATATATGTCCTCGCTTAAGGTATTAGTAATAATTACCTAGACGACGATACTGACTCTTTTCCTCTGTGGCAACCCCAATCCTGTCAAATGTGTAAACGCTCCAACGGCGGAGTCAACTTGGTCGTCGTGGTTGGTGGATTCTGGGAATGACGAAAGTTCGTCCATCCAGTCGCTCAGCCATGCTCCACGCACGACCCTGACATTCCCGTTGGCAACGGCTGCCGCAAAAGGTCTGGCCCTAGTCACCTTGTCGCCTGTGGAGCGAACCGCACCGAAGTCGTAGCCTGGAACCACATATCTGGCGTACTGGTCCATGAGGGCTTTGCCAGATGAGCCTGGCTCCTGCTCCATTCGGATTGGCACTAATTTCCCATCCTCGTAGGCGGTCTGGGCGATGAACTGCTCAACCTTTTCGTTCTTGACGCGTGCTTTTTTCACATCAAGGATGTATGCGATTCCTTGGTCAAACATCATGAGTGTTCCGACTGTCCAGTCAGGGTCTGGTGTGGCGGCATTCGGCTCTGTTGCTGCAAGGTCCCAAAATCTCACGACTCTTGCCGAAGATGTGATTGGTGGAATTTCTTCATTATCAATAATAACTATTGATGTTCTCTCAAACATGCTTCCAAGGGTGGTTGACCACCAGTCGCCTTCTTCAAGACGGCGCCGCTCAACAGGGTCAAGGGCTGATAGGGCTTGGCGGTACGAAACAGCGTCAATTCCTGGGTTATCCGTAAGTCGTGAAGGAACGAAGATTCGCCCTTTTTCTTGTCCTTCAACGATAAATCTTTGACGAACCCAGTTAGGAGCAGGGTTAGATGCGCACCTCATGCGTAGTGGGACTTCGGACAACGGACCGCTATTTGGACGGCGGAGACGGGAGAACATGTACCTGTAGTCATTTTCTCGGATTTCCGTAACCTCATCCATTCCGATGAATTGGAATTCAGAACCTTTGTAACGGAGATAGTCGCCAGTGTTGTTTAGGTAGCCGAATGAGATTCTTGCCCCAGATGGGAATGTCGCAACGAAACTGTTGTTATTCCAGTGAATGTCGTCGTGTGGACTCACCCATGTCTTAAAGCGGTCCATGAGCGCCCCAGGGAGCGACAAGTCAGCGAATGTGCGACGGAAGAGAATCGCAGAATAGTTGGGCACATCTACATACTGAAGCGCAGACATCAGAAGGGCTGAAGACTTTCCACCGCCAGCGGCACCACCGAATAATGCCTCAAGTGAGTAAGTTCTTAAAAAAACTCGTTGATTTATTGACGGAGCCTCTGGTACATAGAGGGGCTCCTTCGGCTGCAAATACTCTAAAACTTTCGCCCAATTAGTCACATTCGTCTCCAACAAGTTCTATCGTATGTCACAATTGTGCGCTAGGTTGTACACGATGAAAAAAATATTCAAGGCAATTGGTTCAAAGTTGACTAGACCAACCTTCGCGAATTTACTGATGGCATCATTTATACTATTTACAGCGATTGGAGGATTTCTCATAGCACCACCAATCGGATTCCTGGTAGCAGGTTTGACATGCGGCATATTCGGATACATATTGGGCGCTGAGTAAGAATTATGGCGTGGAACTCATCAACATCTAATAAGGGCGCGTCCGCGCCCAGTGGCAAGGCTCTAGGTCCTGGCGCACCCATAGCAATGAATCCTGGCCTTGCTGGCAAGGCTTACCACGACATGTGGGACATTGAGCGTGCATACCGCGAGGGCATGCAGAAGGTCACTTGGGTTTCAAGGTGTATTGACGCTATTGCTGGAAACCAAGCGCGACTCCCAATCATTTTGCGAAAAGACAATTCTAGGGACGGTGAAATCCTCACGGGTCGCCGTGCGCTTCGCTCTCCACTTTTGGAAATTTTGAATACAAAGTCAAACATTGGTGAAAACTCTTTTATTTTCCGATACAGACTTTCTTCGCAATTAATGCTCAGTACGCGCGGTGCATTTATTGAAAAAGTAAGAGGACGCGACGGGCGGATTATTGGACTCAACCTGCTTCCGCCACAGCACACATCGCCAATTCCAGACCCACGCCGATTCGTTTCTGGCTACGAAGTAACGATGCCTCAAGGCGACAAGATAATCCTCAAGCCAGAAGATGTATGTTGGGTTCGTCGCCCGCACCCGCTTGACCCATACTTGTCACTGACGCCAATGGAATCTGCTGGTGTAGCAATTGAGATTGAGAACTTGGCAAAAGTTTACAACAGGAACTACCTCTTGAATGATGGTCGTCCTGGCGGAATCCTTGTCGTTAAAGGCGAAATTGACGATGATGATAAAGATGAATTGCGCAATAGATTCAGAGGCAACCTGACAAGAGTCGGCTCAACGACGGTTATTTCCGCGGACGATGGTGTTGACTATGTTGATACATCAGCAAATCCACGAGATGCCGCTTATGTTCAAATGCGACAAATCCAAAAAGAAGAAATTCTTGCAGCGTTTGGTGTTCCAGAGTCAGTAATTGGAAACGCTTCTGGCAGAACCTTTAGCAACGCAGCAGAAGAACATCGCGTTTTCTGGAACGAGACAATGCTTCCGCACCTTGACTTGCTTGGTCGCGCTTTGGACGAATTGGATGAAGTGAACTATGTTGACTTTGATACATCAAATGTCCCAATTCTGATTCTCTACAAACAAGAACGCTCGCGTTACCATCTTGATGAATTCAATGCTGGTTTGCTGAGCGCAAATGAATATCGCTCCTCAACTGGCATGAAGACAGTAAAGAGTGACTTGGCAGATTCTCTTTTGATGAATCCAAACCTAACGCCAATCGCCAACACCGAAAAAGAGATGGAACAAGCAGCACAGGGCGCAATGCCAGGAATGCCAGGAATGCCACCAGGCGCTCCAGGGATGCCGCCAGAAATGCCAGGAATGCCACCAGGGGCACCAGGCGCTCCAGGAATTGAAGTTGCACCAGATGGAAGCATGGCAAGCCCTCTTGACCCTAATACCATGGCTGGTTCTCTCGCAGCAGCACAAGCCGCCCCAGCGGGAGCGGCTCCAGAGACAGGAATGGCTCCGCCACCAGGCGCGGTCGCGTCGGCTGAACCGTTTGGTGGAATTGAGACAAAACAGGAAAATCTTGAACTTGAGCGCTGGAAGGAAATCCTTGGCCGCAGTTTTGAACGAGTTATTGAGCGCCAGCAGCGAGTGACAATGGAAAAAGTTAACGGCATGAAGTCAAAGAAGGCTCTTGCCGCTGGAACTCTGGATATTGAGGCAATCTTCTCTGTTGAGACATGGGATAAGCAGATGGAAGAAGATATTCGTCCAGTAATTGCAACAATTATCCAAGACTCTCAGGAAACATCAAAGAAATCACTCAACAAGGTTGATGTCGTTTCCCAGATTGATTCACACATATCTAGATTCAAAAAAGTCAACGCTGATACTCATGAACAACTCGTATCTGCGTACATGGCGGCACTTCCAGTTCCCAACGAAGACAACAGAAGCACAGTGTTTAGGGCTTCGTGCGTAGGTATTTTCACGAACCTGTTGGCTAAAACGAAATACGAACTTTCAAGCGCAGAAGCACGACGCGCATGGGGATTTGCAAGTTAATTTCAGTAATTAATATAGTTTACTGAAACTATAAGAAATACTTGCTGCAATTGGTGGTATCTGTCGTTTATTATCGTTAGTACGCAAGGACGGCATCATGTACAACGAAATTCAATTCAAAGCAAACTCTGGTCAGGTAAACATTGACCAAGCAGAAGGCATTGTTGAATGTTTCGTCGCTGGAATTGGCAATAAAGACTCCGTTGGTGACATTGTTCTTTCGGGAGCATTCACCAAGAGCCTTATGCGCCGTAAGCCGCGCGTTGTTTGGGGCCACAACTGGAATGACCCAATCGGCAAGGTTTTAGAGATTTACGAAGTCCCATCTAGCGACCCGCGTCTTCCAGCAAAAATGAAAATGGCTGGGATTGGTGGCTTGTTCGCAAAAGTACAATTCAATCTCAACTCAGAAAAAGGACGAGAGGCTTTCGCCAATGTTGCGTTCTTCGGCGTAGAGCAAGAGTGGTCAATTGGATACAAAACGCTTGATGCAATTTTTGATAACACCCGTCAGGCGAATCTACTGCGAGAAGTAGAACTCTACGAAGTGTCTCCAGTTCTTCACGGAGCGAACCAACTAACTGGAACAATCTCCGTTAAGAGCGACGAAGAGAAGATGCACATGATGGGCGGCATGGGAATGCCTAACACGATTGTTATTGCACGACCAGAAGACGAAGGTCCACAAGAGCCTCGCGACCCATTCGCAATGGGTATCGCACAACCACTATCTGATGACCGTCGCGCAGGACTTCAGCAAGAACTGGTTAGCCGAACTGGCGGACCGATTCATGTACTTAAGGCAACTGAATCATCTGTTGTTTTCATGAAGCCAGGTCGTGGATTATTCAGACTCAGTTACTACTTTGACGGCGAGCAGTTCATGTTCGGCAAGCCAGAGCCAATGGGTCAGAAGCCAGTTTCCATAGTCCCAAGCGTTGGACCAAAGCCAATTCAGTCTGGACCAACATCAATTCCAGGAGTTAGCGGAAAGCCAAATATTCCATCTCCTGCAATGCAGTATGCCTCCCCACCATCAATGGGGGATGCAAGTTTAGTGTTCGGAGCAGTGCGACCAAAGGGCACCGAGAAATCACTTGAAGAAGAAATTGACATGTTGCTTGAAAAGATTGACAGCGACGAAAACATGTCAATTAAGTCGGATGCAATTGAAAAACTTAATTCAGTAGTGAGGACCCTTCAGGAAATCATTGGTGTTGAAACAACTGAAAAGTCTGAACTTCTAATTGAATGTGCCCCAGAGCACGCTTTTGAAGCAAAGCAACTCCTTGACCCAGTTTTTGAATACCACCAAGTTGAAACGCTTGTCACGGAAAACGGAATCTTAATCACATCGGACATTGACCTTGACGCATACCAGGCAATTGAGACTGCAACTAAGTCTTTGTTTGGGCGTATCGGGCGCAGAATAGGGCCTGGTGGTCCAAAAAAAGGTAGGCGCGCAACGCGCGCTCTCACCCAGATAGACGGAGTCCTAGACCCGAAAAAGCGTCGCGATGTTGATGGCGACGGCATGATTTTTGATGGAACTTGGCGTGAAATGCCAGCCCCAGCAAAGCCAGCAATGGCATCTGGACTTCAATCTAGAAGGGCAAACACTGTTCCAACTGCTGAGCCGAAGTTGAATGTTCGCCTCACTCGCACGCAGGCATCAAAAATGCTTGATGGAATTAAAAAACTTTCTGGGAGCGAATCAGAAGGACCATTGAAGAACCTTCTTGATGAGATTGAGCGTCGCAAATACATTGGCGACCCAAACATTTCGCCAAGCATGCTTGATTCAGCACTTGAAGAAATAAGCAAGCGAAAGTCAAACGGCGAGGCTGTTGATAAATTCCTTGAAGACGCATTGAACGAAATGAAAACCACTGGTGCGTTTGGACAGAACAATGCTCGCAGTCGCGCAGGCAGGCCGACTGGTGCTGCCGCTCCGAAGAAAGAGGGACAGCAGAATTTCGCTGGGTACTCGTTTGAGAAAGTAAAGCCAGAAGGCTGGGATTTAATGTCCCTTGAAGATAAAGAAAATTGGCTTGCCACATCCTCGTCTACTGCCAATTTGGCCACACGAGACAGAGACAGACTTCTTGCACAGGTGTACGAAGAAATGGACAGGCGTGACCGAAGGACTCAGGCTCGTCAGCGTGCGGCTGGACGCGCAGCATCTGCTCCAGCAGCAGCAGCAGCAGCACCAAAGCCAGAAGCGAAGCCAAAAGCAAAGCCAGAGCCAAAGGCGTCACCGCAAAGTGATGACGACCTCACCATAGACCAGGCTCTATTGCGCAAAAATTACGCTTCTCTGACCGATGACGAAAAAGAAGAAGTTGATGCCTACGAGGCTGGAGTAATTGGCAAATTGACCGAACGCCTTCGCGCCACTAACGCCAAACTTAACGAGACTGGAAAGAACGATGTCGCCGAACTGGTGGACGGAACCCTCTCCGAGATTGACAATGCCCTTGGTGATGGAGCAACTGAAGAAGCCATAAATGACGCGCAAGACGCCATTGCAAAACTCCTCAAAGAACTGAACACCTCATACGGTCCAAAGCCAAAGAAGCCAAAGGCGGAGGAAGAGGGTCAAGAAGTAAAGCCAGACAAGATTTCTAGCGCTGCTGGAAGGTTTAGGAGTTATTTCACGACCGTCAACGAGGCCCTGGACAAGATGCTGGCACGCCGTGCATCGTCAGCCGATAGAGGCGACGAAGGAGAACTAGACCTCTCCGAGCGGGCGGTATCTGCTCGCGTTCGTGGTTTTGATGAAACAGACATACCAAACAGGTTTGAAAACTCGCTCAAGTTTGCTCGCTCATATCAGGATGCTCGTTCACGCCGTAAGACTTCTGGTGCTGGTATGGTCAGGTCCAATACGACCCCAGGGGGACTGCGTTCCGACAGGGGCAAAGTTGAACCGCGCACTGAAATTATCGCCGAAGCCACATGGTGGAAGAAAATTGAAGACTCGCTTCCAAAGGAAATACGAGAAGCAAAAGACAAGGCAACATCTGACGCTCTCACCAGATTGTCCACATTGCTTAAGCGTCAAGAGTCTGGAAAAACTGGCTCCCGCAGAACCAATGTTGGAACCTTGAATGTCACTCAAAGCGAAGCGGACTCAATCCTTGATGCTGTAATGACTGTTCTTGACCGACAGATTGAAAAAGGCGGTTCGCGAGGAGAGATTTTTGCTGAACTTCTGGAGAAGATTGCACAGTCGTCAATGTCTACATTTATAGAAAAAGCAACTCCATCAGCAGAAAAACCGAAAAGAAACTAGTTTGACAAGAAATCGCGATTAAAGCGATAGTTCCGCCATATAACACGCGGTGAAGTATAATTTGTCAAATAGAAATTTTCATATAACGAGGTTAGTTGTGTTGTCGCGTCAGCGACTTCATTTCTTTCTGCGGCAACACTTCTAAGGAGTTAGTAAAATGGGCGAGTACGGCGATAAAGCAGTAGTAAAGATTGATGCTGACGGTTCGGTGCTCAAGTGCGCTAAATCTCTTGGTGGCGATGAGTGTGGATTCACTCCTGGCGCAAAAGTTTGCGGTAAGTGCGGAGCAATGCCTGTTCAGATGAAGGCAATGATGGAAGAAGACGAAGAAGAAATGCCAGAAGAGGAAATGACTGAGGACATTTCTTCAGACGAAGAAATGCCTGCTCCAGCGCCAAAGAAGAAGCCTATTATGGCAATGGCCGAAGAAGAGGAAGAAGAAGACGAAGAAGACGAAGAAGAGATGCCAGCGTCAAACGACATGGAAGAAATGCGCACTCGTCGTCTCGCTTCAATGGGAATGAAGTCCGCAGATGTTGGTCGCACTGGATACCTCTGCGCCGTTGACCGCAAGGTTTACCCAGGCGGAACTGGCGTGTGCGACGACTGCCCAGGTGGCTGTGTTTCCGAAAAGGGAATGCCAGGACTGCTTCATGTTGAAGGTCTTGCAGAAGACATGTTTGAAGGAAAAGTTCTTGACTCTGGCTACTCGGCAGAAGCAGACATGTTCGTCGTTGATGTTCAGGCAAAAGACGGTCGTGCAGTAGAAGTTTTCGTTGATGGAACAAACGGCGAAGTTCTTGGTTGGCACAAACTTGACCAAGACGCATTTGAGCAAAAGTCACTTCTTGATGAAATGATGCTCATTGACTTCAACGAAGCAGCAGAAATTGCGGTCAAGTCAATTGAAGGAAGCGTAGTTGCTGTAGAGCCAGATGTGTTTGAAGGCTACGACGCATACGCTGTTGAAATTGACGGCATTGATGGCAAGTCTTACGATGTGTTCGTTGCTCTTGACGGTGAAGTGCTTGGATACGACAAGTACGAGCCAGAAGAAGCAGAAGACATTGAGGCAGAAGCAGCAGAGATTGCTCTCAAGCGTGCATTCACAGAAGACCAGCGCACTGCAATGGCAAAAGAAGGAAATGCACTGCCAGACGGTTCATACCCAATCGCAAGCAAGAGTGATTTGCAAAATGCCATTTCCGCATACGGTCGCGCAAAGGACAAGGAAGCCGCAAAGCGTCACATCATGAAGCGCGCAAAAGAACTCGGTGCTGAAAGCATGATTCCAGCAAACTGGGTTGCTGGTGGCGCAGAAATGAGCAAAAAGGATGACGACAGCATTGAAGTCGCTGACAACAGTTTCATGGCATCACTGCTTGAGTTTGAATTGCTCAATGCTGAAGAAGATAACAACCTCTAAAAAGAATCAAAAACAGATTCTAGGAATTGGAGCCCGTCATGACGGGTAAATCACTTCGTCTTACACGCATGCTTGTAAGCAAGAAGTTTGCACCGCCAAAATCAGCAGACGAACGCGCTCTTGAATTCCTTGCATCCAAAAAAGAGATTGTTTCAAAATCTTTTGACGCCGAACTTTCAGTTAAAGCGCTAGGTAAAAATACTGGCAAGAAGCCGCCATCAGCCGATAACAAAGAAAAACGCAAGAAGGGCAAAGGGCCAAATAAAAGATTTGGTCTTGCGGTTTTTGACCCTAATGCAAAAAAGAAAACAGGGCAGATTTTCATTCCTTGGATTGCACAGTGGGGACGGACTGGAAGTGACGAGTACCCAAACTTTGGTTGGATAGACCCCATTAAGGAACTAAAGCCAAACCAAACAAATGCCCGAATATTTCAGGCCAGTGAGAAAAAGAAAAACGGAGTCAGCGTCACATACTCAGATGTTGTGCGCAATCCACGGACTGGCGAGTTTGACACAAAGTCTCTCGGACGAACGATTGGTCAGTTGGTCCCTGGCGGAGAGATTGCAACAAGAGCGGCTTCTGCCCTTGGTCTTTGGCAGGACTCTGCTGGAAAGTTGCGTTGCCCTCCTGGCGTTCCTGCCGCCAACCAATTCACTGACTCATCTGGCTCAAACTGCTTTGACATCACAGAAGGAATGGCGAGCCGACTTCTAAGGTCAGCAATAAATAGCAACCTTTCCTTAATGGATGACATGTCGTTGCTTAACGAAGCAATTTCCTTTGAACGAGTAGTTCCTATAGATGGAAGAACAACAAGATATCCAGAAAAACGATACGACAGTTTGTACGACATCGTCCGTGGTCTTGCGAGTTCAAAACCACGCGCAGAATACAGCGATGGAAAACGCACCGTTTGGCTGCCGACTGACGATACGGACCTAATTGACGAAGCGGGGGTAGAGGGCTTCAAGCCAACTGGTCGCGTTGATGCACCTGCATCCACTAGACCAATCATAAAAGTTGATGCAGTCCCAGAGGAGCCAAAGTCGGCAGACGACCTAATTGGTCCTGACTCATTGCCAATTTCACGAATTGATGCCAAGTCTTTTGCCGAGGAAGTTCGCGCTCGCGTCATTGATGCACACCCAGACATTACGCCAGAAGAACTTGACAGAATAGTCATGCTTGCCGAACAGAAAGCAAGAATGACAGATGCTTTAAACGGGCGAATTGATGTTGCTCTTCAATTAATGAAAGACCTTGGTATAGATGTTGACCCAAGTAGCCCGCAAAGCGTCAGCGCTGGATTCATGCGGGCAATGGATGAACTTAGCAAGTCTGGGTGGGATATCAACTTTGAAAACACTCTCTGGACGGATGTTGACAGAACGCTTTCACGAGAAGAACAAGTTGCACAACATCACGCAAATGTGTTGAACATGATTGTTCAAAACATGGTCAAAGACCCAGAAGGAACACTTGAGGCGCGAGATGCTTCGGTAGTTAAAAGACTGTGGGCTGGCCTAAGTAAAAAGAAAAAAGAAGAAGCAGTTCGCAATGCAACAATGGCGTACCTCAATGGAGATGCTCCAGAAACACTAAAAACAGACCTGGAAAAAGCACTTCATCGCAACATGGCTCACAGAATGAACAACTACCTTGCTGCTGAGCATGGATTTATGTTGGGCATGCTCGCAGAACACAAGATGAATCCAGGGAAAGCGGAATTGCTTAAGCGTGTAGGCGTGATGGACCCAATGGACCCACGCAACGAGGGTCTTGAGGCAATGGTTATCCCAGACGCTGATGGACAAATATCCATGCTGTGGAACCCACTTGGAATGATTCTTGCCGACAATCCACCAGCGCCAAGGAATCCAAAAGCATGGCGTCTATACGGAACCAGTGGCAGCGGTCTTGAAGTATCAAAAATTGCAGAAGTAAAGAAGGCTGTTGATTCAGCAACAAAGATGGCAATGCTCAACGACATGTTGGGTGGTGATGTTTTTGATGCGATAAAAACTCACGGCTATATGGGCGATATCGCCAAGAAGCACGGAGGCTCAATCGGTCATGCAATGTTTGTCTTCCAGCATGAATTGACGCATGCCCAGCAATACGCGATGGTCATGTACATGATTTCTCATGACAAAAAAGGTCGTCGCATAACCACTCTCTCTAATGTTGAACTTGCAAAACTTGCAGATGACATAATCACGGGGAATTTCCCTGGCTTGACGATGGAAATGCTTTTCGCTGATGAAAAAGCAATGGCAGCCGTTCATGGAAAAGTTGGCGTGGTCATGGACTCAATGGTCAGAGAGGGGATGTCTGGTATCTACCCAAGGATGCACCTTGAGACAATGCACATCCTCAACAAGATAATGGGTCTTAAAGATGATGACCGACCAGGTTTTATCTCTGACCTTGAAGACAGATTTGCAACCCTTCGCGAGCGGGCTGGATTTGATAAAGACCTAACGCCAGATGAACAGATGGAACTTAAAATCCTTAATCACGCAATCGGCACAATACGCGGAATTGATGAATTTGATGACGAGCAATTACAAAATTCAGTTAGGACCCAGCGTGCTCTGATGTTTGCAGAGTCGGCAGCAGAGTTGAACGCCGCACGCGCAATGGGGATAATTGACCCGACTGATGAAAAAGTAACTGCCGCACTTGCTCACCTTGATGCCCCAATGGACAAGGTTGCAAAAGAAGTTGTAGCCGTAAAAGAATCAAAGAAGCGCAAATGGCTTGAGCGTTTGGTTGGCGCTGTTGAAATGTATGACGAGTTAAAAAACTCAGAGTGGTCACTTGAGCAAGCGTCTTCTGGGGACGAGCCACTAACAATAAATCTTGTTCGTAGGAAGCGCTGGCGCGAAGGCTCCGAGATGGTCGTATCTGAATCAGTAGCAGAATTGTTTACAGTGTCTCTTGAGGAGAGCAGTGGCATACCTCGTGGGTTTTCAAAACTTACACCAGAAGGCGAGTATGAACCATTGCGGGCAGGGGACATGCGCGGCTTTGTTGAATCAATACTGAGTGCTGGAGTAGAAAAAACCAAACCGTTCAAGGGTCGTGCGTCTGCTCGTAGTCACGGCAAAAAAATGAGAGACGACCTAATGGCAACTGCTACGCCAATGGAAATTTCTGCTATGGAAAAGACCATGCCAGAGCGCATGGATGGAAGAATTCTCACGAGTCCTGCACATGTTTCATATTCGGTTGCCGAAAGCGCAAAAATACGAAAAGGTTTGGCTTCAGGTAAAACATTTGATAAGCGCATTGAGGAAGATATTGCTCCACTTCTTAGCGTTATGGACAGACACACGCTTGACGACGACTACACGGTGATGATGGATATGGACATACCAGGCCGTGAGGGGTTGGTTGCTGGCTCTTCGGTTGAAGTATCCAACATGTTCAGGGGAATTATTGCTGACCAAAAAACTGTGCTAACCCCAACTCGTGAAGAGTCTGGAACGAGGATGGTCCTCATGTTGCCTCGCGGAACCAGCGCAATCCCAGATGAAGATTTCATACCTGGAAGAAACAAAGAAAAATCTTATTCAGCGCTACTCATGCCCCCTGGGAAAATTGAAGTCGTTGGTCGTCAGGATGATGGAACCATTGTCGCGCGTCTAGTTGAGCAGGCAAGTCCAAACGAAGTGCTTTCTAGCATGCGTGGGCCGTTGGAAGAAATTATTGCAAATCCAAACATTTCCGCATCACGCAAGATGGAAGCGCAAAAGGCTATTAATGCAATTGACGCTGCACGCTCAATCAACCTTCCAGTGGGCAAGCGCGGAGATGACCGAGTTGCGCGAATGTCATCAGTTGGGCTGTCATCTGCAAAAGACCGAATTGGAGCAAAGTCGCATAAGTACTTTGATGACGCATTGAAACAGGTTGAGGAAGCAGCATCAACTTGGCAAGGCATGAATCCATCAACAAAAAATGCAATCAAGTATGGAACCACAATCGCAATGACCGCTTCGTCTGCATGGCTTGGAAGAAAGAACACAAAAATATCCAACTGGATGGACGATTTTGACGAGCACGAAATTGACTTCGCAGAAGAACTGCTAAATGTCTGGGATGCTGGCGGACCAACTTTGACTGCTCATACAATTGCAAGTACGAAAAACATGATTTACCAGGCCCAAGACAGATTTGAGAAATCTGGAATGAGGGGTTCTGATTTCCGCGCACAAGTTGATGACATGTTTAACGGAATTAAAAAAGACATTACTGAAAAATTGGCTAACGGCAACCGTCGCTTGGGGGAAATGTCAACCAAACTACGAACCGACTTTATGGAAAAAATAGATAGGGCTCTTTCTTCATTGAAAAAAGAAAAAGTTGACGCTGGCGAAGTAGTTGAAATAGAGAGAGACCTTGGTCGCGGGCTCGCCAGTCGTCGTGGGTATTCAACAAACACGCCAAGCACAAAACCTCCAACTGGACTGGCTTCGCAAAAACACCCAGGCATCAAGCGACTCGCAAATGTGGTTCCATTGAGGGCTGAAAAAGAAGGTGCCGCAGATACTGACGAACTTGACACGGTTAAAGTTTCTTCATTATTAAAGGATGAAATACTTACCGACATATTTGATATGGCAGAGGACACGGCGCCTCCGACTACCGCCAAATGGATAAAGTTAAGGAAAGAAGCACTCGCAAAACCAGGCGAAAAAATTGGTTATCAGGATAAAGAGGTATTGGCAAGCGAAGCCAAGCGAATGGTTTCAGCGCATATTGGGGATGCCTTATCGGAACAGTTCACTATTGAAGAACTTTCAGAAGCAGGAAAATATCAAGAAAGTGATATGTTGCCAAGTTATGTTGATACAAATATTTTCCAAACTATTTCCGACATTGTTGATTCATACAAGAATGGGAATGGTGAGCCAGTAACTTTTTGGTATGTTCCAGAAACTGGGACAATTGAGAAAGTGCGGTTCCGCGGAACAGACGGTGAGTACGAACCATACACTTCTGACTACATTGAATTTTCTTACCCAAGCGATGAAGGCAATAAAGCACTGTATGACTTTGCAGCATCAACATTGGTAAAACAGTGGCAAATAACATCAAATGATTCAAATGTCACAAGCCTAAGAGTCCAAGATGTTGCGCGCGAAATTTTTGAATTAAATGATTCGCTTGGTTGGCGTCTAAGCACTCGTCTCACCAATCGCGAATCGGCAGTTTTAAATCCAGAAGAGCATGTTTCTCTTCCGATATCTGATGCTCAAAAGAAATTGCTCACGGTATTCCTAAACGCTCAGTATGCTCAAACTCAAGAGTATTTAAACAAAAAGGGAATTAAGAAATTGACAGTTTATAGAGGTTTTACTGATGATGCGCTTGAATACTCACTAAGCAATAATGGCAACTTCCCCGAAGATGGTATAACTGACGCAGAACTTGAACTTAGGCCACTGTCATCGTTCAGTGTTGACCCAGGCATTGCTTGGGCTTTTGGGCAACTGGTAATTGAATCTGAAATTGACGCCAAAGATATAATTGCACTTCCGCTGACGGGAAGTGGATGCTTGAATGAATCCGAAGTTATTGTTCTGGGAAGAAGCGGGTTGACTGGAACAATTAGGGCAAAACAAGATTTTGCCAAGAGAATGGCTGAGATTCAAGCAGCAAAGACGAGCGCTGCGCAATTAGCCGAACTAGACAAGTTCGCTGAAGATTTGTCTGATATTCCGCCACCACCAGATTGGACTACCGATTTCTAATGAAAATAAGAATTGACAACGGACAAGATAATTCAGACTGGATTAAGGCCAATGCTTTTGATTTCCCTGGAATTAAAACGCTTAAACAATTTTACAAGCATTTCAATATTCCAGAAAAAGAACCAGAAAAATCCAAGGCAATGCGACACCTAGCAACCATGAGTTGGGTGAATGTTGCACCAGACGAGATTCGTCAAGAGTTGATGAAATACGCACCAGGCACGCCAGAGCCGTGGGAAAGCGTGTCAAACTATAGGTTGAGCCGTCGCCTAAAAGAGCAGGATAAGAAGTGAAATCCGTACTTGTTGGAAAACTTGACAACAAAAAGTTGTACTACATCATTGACGCTGATGAAACACGCAGCGATGGTGTTCTTGTTGACGACCTCGGTAAAAAAGAATTGATTAACTTCTGGCAGTTTGTGCGCAACGAGCCACGAGTAAAGCGAATGATGAATAGCGATTTCCACAAATTCTTGTGGCAGGACTCGCAAAATCAAAGAGAAAAAGCGCTTTGGAACAATGTTTTTATTGCCAAAGCCTTCCTGCCAGATGACGAATTACTGCAAACCGTACCCATCAAAGATGACATTCTTGGTCGCAAATCAGTGCTTCACGGGTTGATGAACAGGGCTCTTGACTTTGACATTACAAGGCGCTCAAATACCGTTGAAGAGAAAGCAGTACGGGGAAGACTCGGTTCAGCGATTGGTCGTGCTTTTAAGCCAAAACGCAGCACGGGGAAAAAGTTCGTCCGTCGCTCAATGGAAGAGATTGAGGGTGTTCTAGACCCTCGCAAGCGTCGCGACTCCGATGGCGACGGAATGATTTTTGACGGCACATCACGAGAGATGCCAGACCCAGCAAGAGCAGCCAGCACGGCACCAACAGGGTTTGCGAATACCTTTACGAGTGCCACCATGGATTCTCAATTGCCAGATGTTGACGCCCCATTAATCAGTGTTGACTCAAGGAAAAAAAGAGTTGTATCGCAAATGCGTGGAATTTCTGCTGGTACTGGGGTGCCAGCAACTCTAAAAGATATAAGTGATTTTATGCGTGAGAAATTTGCTTCCGCATTTGGCTTTAAGAAAATAAAAGAAAAACTAAACGACCATGAGGCAGAGGCATTTGCACATTGGAACAACGGAATTGTTCCAAAAACTGCTGCTGAAGCGCATGAAATTCTTGCCAAGATTCACCCTACATACATAATGGACAGGCCAGCAAGGCATGACGAGTTAAAAAAACATGTTTCATTTGATTTCCTTCTGGATAAAGATGCAACAGAAGAATTGAAGTCGTGGGAAATTTCATTACTTGCTTCACATTTACTGTTTATGAAGGAAGCAGAGAATCTTCCGAATTCTCCCATCGGGCATAATTTTTACTACATGGACCTTGATAGGGCTAAAAAAGTATCGGAAAAAGTTGCAAAAGATTTGATGTCATACTTCAAAGGGGAATCCTCGCTAAAACCGCTCCCGATGGGATACTTGGATTTAAAAATAAATTTCAATAACAGAACATACAGAGCGTCTGACCCACAAGACCTTGCAACTTTAAGACAAATTTTTACAAGCATGTCAATCCTGACTCAATTGCAGGGTCAATCAGATGATTTTTATAACCAAATTGGTGGCTTGATTGAGTCGCAAACAAAGAGTCATCTTGGATATCAAGATGGAGTTAGTGGGTACTGGGGATTTAATCCTGGTGCAAAAATAACCGTTTCTGGGAGTGTAGAAAAACTTTATGCTCCAAGACATATTGTCGCATATCAGAGCAAAGACAGAGACTTGAGTGGCATCGGTCTTCCGCCAGAAGAATCCCGTAACCAAAACATTTCAATACTTGACTTACTTCGCAAGCAACAGCAGAGCGGAGACAGAATAGCGATTACTGCATGGCTTGCTGATGAAGATGAAATAACCAACAAAAAACTAGCAGCAAAAAAAGAACAACTGTCACAAGAACTTAAAAATTTAGAAAAAAAATTTAAAAATAAAGAACAAGAATTTAAAATTTCCAGCAATTCTGGAGTTTTATCTCCAGAGCAAAACATCAATATGCAAAAAGACATTATTGAACTGCGTCAAAAAATTGAAAAAATTGTATCAGAAATAGAGGAAATTGAAAAAAATATTGATGTTGACACACCAGAGCGCAGAAAAGAAAAAGCAAAGGCGCTTTCAGAAATCCTCACACTAAACACCGCCCATCACGAGCATGGCCATGGGCATGAAAACCTAGCAATGTACAACGATGTTGAAAAATCCGTACTAGCACGAAGAGACGAACGAATTCTTGAACTGAAGGCAAAGGGGAGTGGAATCACTGGCGATGAAAGGCAAGAGTTGAATATCCTGTCATCGGCAACCGACCATCGCGAATTATGGAATTGGTATCTTTTTGACCAAATGGAAAATGGTCCAGAAGAAGTTTTTGAGGAAACATTTAATGCTGCATTGCAGGAAATCTCTGCATATGGTTTTGCTGAAAGATATGAAACTCTTTTTACGATTGACCCACTTGAGCAGGGCGTAATTGACGGGTTCCAGGGCGCCGTTCGCACCCGCCTACTATATGCCAAGAGAGACTTGGCTGGCTCCCTCACTTTAACTAGACAAAATATTCTTTTGCTGCAAAGACGAAGCGATTCCCAATCAATTCAAATGCTTAATGACATGAAGGACACGGAAAAACAACTTGTAGAAGATATTAAAAATATTGATATCGTACTGGGCGATTTTGATAAAGCAACAGATACATTAAAATCACAGCCTTTATTTGACCCAAAAACTCGCTCAACCATAAAAGTCTCTGAAGAACAAAAAAATAAATTTAACAAAGTCCTTGAGGGTTACGCACAAATTCTTGAAGACATGCCAGACAGGGCAATTGATATCAGGCCAGGAACCGAGAGGGGAAAGAAACTTGCCGCCATAATCAGGAGGGCAAAAGTAGAGAACGATGAACTCACTGTTGGTGATGTCGTTGAAATAATTAGTGCTGGCCGTGTTCTGGTAACGACAAATGTAGGAAGTGGTGCAAGATTCATAACAATTGGACAAAATAGAGACTTGGCTCCAACCACCCCAGAGGGCTTTAGTTATTACGGTTCAGCCATAGATGGACTTACGCAAAATATGGGGCAATTAGCAGTAATTAAAGATTTGATGGACAATGGTCTATCGGAACTACTCGGCGAAGATAGCGAAGAAAATGCAATGCTCAAAAGAGCGGTTCAGTCAATGGGAATGACGGCACGAGGAGGACAATTGCAGACTAGTGCATTTATTCCAAACGACCTCGGCTTTATTCAAGACATGGAGACTGGTGCATCTCGCGCTTCGGAAGACATGGAAGATTTTGACCCTCACGCAATAGTTTCATATTTAAACAGTCTTTTTGATTTTAATAATGCTTTCCCAGGTGGTAGAAATCCGAGCACATCTCCGCACGATGGTTCAGTTTTGATGGTTGGAAATGGTCAATATCTTGAACTTGATAATTTTGTTGCAGCCCTATACGGAGATGCCGACTTGCTAGAGAAAGCAAGAACCAAATCGTGGGGTGAACTATGGGAATCACTTACTCCAGAGCAAAAAATAGTTGTTCGTAAAGCAATTGCAAAAGATTCAAGACGCTATATGGGAATGAGGTTTGACTCATATCCAACTGAATTCCGTGGACAGGTGCTTTACGAGCGTATTAGTCAGCAATTTAGCCTTGACAACCTGAGCCCAGAAGAAAAATCTTTAATGAAGGCAATAGTTAGAAAAATGGCTGTTGCTGGTGGAGAATCGTATGTTGAAAAAGGATATCGCACTCCAGTGCCAGTCCCCATTAGCGGGATTGATGTACTTTCATTTTTAGGGAACTATGGACAAAGAGAACTTGCCTCAGAACTCAACTCGGCTCTTAAATCTGGGATGAATATACTTGGTGGTCAATCGCTTACGCCAGAAGAAAAATCAGCGCTAACGAAATATGCCACCTGGCTTCTTCATGGTTCACGAACCGATTTGGAACAATCAGTAAAATCAGAAAATCATATTTTTATTGACAATAAAAGAACGGTGGTCGGAACAAGATGGACAAGGTAAATACCGACAAGATAAAAGGTTATGACGACCTACCAGTATGGCAACAAAAATGGATAAGGATTTTTGGCGCTCCATGGCCAGCAACAAACAAAGAGAAAGATGGAATGTCAATATTTATTGGCAATCTACGCAAATTTGTTGATGGTTCAGATATCTATGAAGGCAAGAGGAGGGAGATGCAGGCAGGGGTTGAGACATCTATTCTGCAAAGCGCTCCTAAATCAATAGGTAGAGATGAGGCATTTGCAAAACTGGTATTCTTGGATGAAAGAGACATTGAGGTTTATGAAATGTGGAATGATGGAAGCATTATTCCAACCAAAGATTTCATGGACTGGATTAGACCAGGTCTTGAAAAGTATGCAAAAGAAGGACCCCGTAAGCCAAAGCAGGCTCCAACAATGGAACAACTGCGTAAACAGGTTTTAGCCAAAAAGAAAATACGAGAGAAGCAAAAAAACAATGAGCAATGAGCAACAAAAGGCAGACCCACTTGGCGGGATAATCCCTCAAGAGCGTGTTACTGGTGACATTCTCAAAGGACGCGGCCCTCGTCGTGGGAACCTTGAAAGGCTCTTGCGTTATTGGCGCCCAATTATGAAAAAGCCTGGTGGTTTCCGTCGTTGTCGCGTAATACTCGCAGACCATCCAGAACTTTACCCGCTTGAAAATATTTGCGCATGGCTGCACCACGAAACGACTGGTCTTTGGCCAAACGAGGGTTGCCATCACCCAGACATGAAAAACTGCAAAGGCAAACTGAAGAAGTTAACCAATTGGAGCGATGCGGACTTTGTTCGCCGTCTTTCAAGGCCAATCAATGCTCCAGGAAAACTTGGCGGCAAGAGCGCGTACGAAGACGATGTTTTCTTTGCACCAAGCGAGTGGCGCGAATACGAGAGCAAGTCAAATCCAGTAGTAACTCAGGAAGACCTTTCGCATGCAATGAAGGTGCTCGCCGACTTTGTTGAGATGGAACCAGATTTCTCCGACTATCTTCGTGATAACGACAACTGGGAAACCGAAGGCGAGTCACTGGATGGGAAGATGATGACCGCTCCATACTCTCCAACAAAGTGCTGCGACTAGATACGGAATATTTAAATGCATGAACTAATCACGGAAATCAAGACGCTTGAATTTGCAAGTGCTTGCTGCCCAAACTCAATGCTCACGAAGGTGCGTGTTGTATTTGCAGCGCAAAAATCAGCACCGAATAATGTGATGCGGTCTTTGCCTGCAAACCGTGGAGAGTTGATTACATTTAAGGCACTTGCAAAACGCAATGGTCGCATGCGTGAGTACGAAGTGAAGCGAGTCGGTTCAATCGGCTCAAGCAATCCACTCCTGCAGGGCGTACAGGCCGCTGGCTCAATGGCACTACCTGGCGACTCAAGCATTCTAAGAAGTCCGATACGAAGCACTGTATTTGGCTCGCTCACCCCAGGAATGCCAAGTATTCCAGGAATTCCAGGACGAGGACTTGGCGGACGCGACAGGACATATCACTGCCCAGAGGGCTATCAGTACGGTGGTCGTTTTACAGACAAGAAGTTCTCTAACTGTGGAGCAAAACTATTTGATATTGCGGGTCCTCTTGGTCTTGCAATATCTGCAATACGGGCAGTGAGAAATGCGATTAAGCCAGGACCATCAACACAGGGCGAAACGCTTGGCGCTGGTCAGTACCCAGAAAGCATTGTTGATTCTCGCAAACCACAAATTCCAAAAGTGTCTTTGTCTAATCCACAAAAACTGAAACTTGAAGTTGACAAATTGGTTACTCCGCTTGGAAAGCAATCTGAGCCAGTCGCGAGAATGGTGAGACGAGACGGATTTGTTCTAGAGCCAGTTGTTCCTCCATCGGTTCTAAGGACCATTCCAGACAACAGGGACATGGAGGGCGCAACATACATTGCAAGCCACCTCAGTCCAGACACAATCGGAAAAGACGAACTAGGTCTTCTTTCCAATACTGGAATTCAGAGTTTGAAGTATGTTCTTCCTGGTGGCTCAACGCTCACCCTTGAGAAGAAGCGACCACTCACGGTCGGAGAGCGTCGCAAACTTGGTCGCACCGTAAATGCTGCAATTGCTTCGTCAAATGACAAAGACCCAGCATCACGATTGAAGATGGTTGCCACCGAAACTGGAGACGGAATTGGATACAGCGAAAAATTCGTTGGCATCTCAAACCCAAACAGCGTTGGACCAGACGGCAAAGAGCGCTGGGCATCCACGGTGTTTGGCAAGAAGCGCCCAGCACAGCAAGACGCTCAACAAGAGGCTGCGCCAGTACAGGCTGCTCCAGCAGAACAGCCAGGCATCGGAACTGTTGATGGGGCAATCAACCACATCAAGAACGGCGGAAGCCTTGCTGATATTGCGCCAGACATTCTTCAAGAAGTACTCAAGAAGATGCGTGAAATCAAGACGCAAAAAATCAACGACCGTCAGTCGCTTGTGTCAATGCCTAACGGCGACAAACTGTTGCTCAATTCGTCTGCCAACAATTTTGACCACATCGGACAGCGCTTTGCGTCAGAAATTCAAGAGCACCTTGGAATCAAGGCTCCAGACATCTTCTTCGTTGGCGTTGGTGATAAGCGAAACTACCTCGCACAAGACGCTGAAACAGCAATTCGTGGAGCGAAGATTGACAGGAACTCTAAGTTCGCTGACTCCAATCCAATGGATGTAACCAGGCTGATGTTTGCAGACATCCTCACGGACACGAGGAACCGAAACATAGGGACAATCGCGTTGTTGTCAGCGAAAGACAATAAGTACATCCTTGCAACATCAAATCCTGGCTCTGGGCTTACTGGTCTTGATGAAATATCAATTACAAAACGCACTGAAATGAACATTGAGGAATTGCTGACTCCAGGCGAGTTGGCAGTTTATGTAAATTACTTTGAAATCCTTAAAGACCTGCAGCAGGCTCAGTACCAGCAATTTATTGCTACACTTATTCAGAGGGCAAGAGCCTTTAATTTCAGCAACTTTAAGTCAAAACTTTACAACGACGGAAAATTGTCGCAAGGCGAAAAAATTCACTTGAACATTCTTGACAAATTGTTCAATCAACGCCTTGGTCGTTTGACAAATGCAAGAGATTCAATCTACGAAATTGTGAGCGCTAAGAAATGAAGCAATACGCAATCCTGAAAGACGCAATCCGAAATGAAAACTTCGGGATAGTTGTTAAGTCTGATGAATCAACAAAGTTTTTTGGATTCACCGAGCACGGCTCAGAATGGTCCAAGTGGGCAAATAGCGTAAAAAGCGCAGAGTCGGTGCTCCCAGATGGAATCACTGTTGGCGAATTCAAGACCCTGACCGAAGATATTTTGGTCAAGTTTGATATTGACTCATCTGATATTGAAGTCAAGTCAGAAGTGTTGACTGAATCCCGCAGGTTCAATAAGTTCGTTGAGTCAAAGTCGCTTAACAGCGCTTCAAAGTTGGTCAGTATTTCCGACAGTCCGATTAGGGCCTGCGGGATACACCATCAAACAGCGATTAACTTCAAGGCTCGCTTGTTCCGTGGTGAACAAACAAGAGGCGAGTTGGCACTCAAGTCAAGGTTTGGGCAACTTGCGTTCAACCATGAAATCAGTCGTTTTAATCCACGACCAAACTCTGAAACAAAGAGCATTGAATTTGCAAACATCCGAAAGAAGATTAATTCTGGCGCAGAGCGCCGATTCGGTCAGCAGATTGTCAAGTCAATTAACAACTCAATATCCGAGGTAAAAGTTCAAGACGACTGGATGAAGCGTCGCGGAAAAATTGGAATCAACACTTCCGAAATAATTGATTTCCACGAAAAGGGTCTTGGACGAGCAATTGGTCGTGCAATATTTGGTCGCGGTCGTGGTCGCGGTCGTGGAATGGGCGGGAATGCAAGCAGGTTTATTGCTGGTGTTACGGACCCAAGCAAGCGCCGAGATGTTGACGGCGACGGAATGATTTTTGATGGCACATGGCGAGAAATGCCAGACCCGACAAGATTCAATCCAAATACTCGCTTACCAAACAGAATGCCTGGTGGCGGAGCACAACGCCCATACAGGCCTGGCCAGGATACTGGAGCGCCAACAGTGGTTGACGATATTCCAGGGAAAGATGATAATTCGTTAATTGACGAACTTAATTATCTTGAAAATAGAATCTACCCAATCAATGGAGATGTGACCAGTCCGCGTCAAGATAAAGAACGCGCTGTTGCAATTAGAAGAGAATTACGCAAACGAGGGATTCGTCAGAGAGACATTGAGGCAAGAGACCCATTTGCCAATGTATTTGAAAGAATGCGCAACGATGAGCGTTCAGGACTTCGCTCGCAGCGCGGTGACAAGAAACCAAATGTAACGCCAGCAAATAAGCCAACAGAAAAGCCAAAAGACCCTTCAAAGATGACGAAGGAAGAAATTGACGACCTTCTCTATGACTTAAGGGAAGATTGGAAGCAGCGTAAGCGCTCAATGGAAGCAGACCTCATGGAGGACATGTTCTATTGGGAGGATGAAGAAATTGCAAAGCGTTTCATGGACGAATATGGAATGACGAAGCGCGAAGCAATGAAGGAAGTTGACAACTGGCGCGACCTTTACGATGAATACACGCAGGCTCAGATGGACTACGACGAGCGCCGTGCCGAACTTCTTGATGCAAAAGAGAAGGCTCCGTTTGCTGATGATGTTGAAGAAACTGGCGACGAACCACAACAAATGCGCGGACTCCGTTCTGCTAAAGACGAAGTTGGCGACAACATTATTGACGAACTCCTTGATAGGGCCGATGGAGCAAACGATGGAATCACTCCATTGTTGGAAAAACTCAAGAAGAACAAGTTGTCAGATGATGAAAAATCTGACCTTCTTGAAATGCTTAACGACGAGTTCAAAAACGGCGACCTTGCTGGCGACGAAAGACTTGACAAGTTAATCAAGAAAATTAAGAAGCAGAAACAGTCTGATGGCGGACTAGTTGAGCCAGACCTCCAGGGTCTTCGTAACCAGTTCGGTAGTCGTGGATTGAGTTCCCGCCAGCAGCGAGATATTCAGAAGTTCGGTCGCGCATTCTCGCCTGGCACAGACCCAAGCAACCGAGAAGTTATTGATGAACTTCTTGAAAGTGCTGAGGGAGCAAACGACCCAATTACGAACAAACTCCAAAAATTAAAACTGTGGCCTCGCCTTGACGACAATGAAAAAGCAGACATTCTTGAGGACCTCACAAACGAGTACAACAATGGTGAACTCGCTGGCGATGACCGTTTGAAGAAATTGATTGATGACCTTTCCGACAGTGGAAATGCAACAATCTTCCCAGACCTCTCGTCAAGTCGCTACGACGCTGGATACACGCCAGAAGCAGAAAGAGAATTCCTTGATTCGGTAATTGAGGAACTCTCGCAAGATGGTGGACCATTTGAAAGTGGATTCACAAACGAAGACGCGGAAGCGTTGATGAATGCATTCAGGGAGCCAGGCGATTCCCCTCGTGGACTTGCTTCACGACGCGATAGCAAGCCAGCGAGTACCGCCAAGAAAATCATGTCTCGCAACTATGACAGTTCTGAGGCTGGTGGTGCAGATTTAGATTCTGGTATTCGTCAAGTTGCCCAGAGTCTTGGCATGGACAAAGAGGCGGAGGACAAACTTTCCAAACTGATTTATGACATCGCTGAACCGCGAACAGTTAGCCGACCAGAAACAAGCGACGAGTCAATTGACAAAATAACAAAAGATAAGACACAGCGAGAAATTCTCAAGGCCGCAGTTGACGAGTTCACGAATCTGACTAATCCAGAGAGAATCACTTCCCCAGATGCAGCAAAGCGAATCATCCGAGATGGATTCAATAGCACGCAATCAGGTGGTGCCGACTTGGACTCTGGTATTCGCGGTGTTGCTCGTGGATTGGGTCTTGACTTTGACGCACAAAACGAACTCTCAAGTCTTGTTTACGACATCGCTCAATCAAAGCCAAAAGCAGTAAAGAAGATAGATTCACTTCCTGATGAGTTGACAGACGACGATGCTAAGAGTGAGATTCTTAAAGAGTCACTTCGTGAATTCTACAAAGAGACTAGGTCTGCACCAAGTGGACTTGCCTCACGACGCAACGATGTTGAAACATATGGAACCCTCCCTAGTTCAATGGGTGGACGAGAGACAGACCGCGAAAAGGAACTGCGCGAACTTTCTGAGTCATTGAGGGCTGAAACGCAAAGAGTGATGCAGCAGTTGGATGGGGCTGGAATACGCGACGGCCGCATTGGGCGCAACACAAGCAGGCAATCAGAAATCGCCGACAGAGTCCGTCGCGCTTCGGAAAACATGCCAGATTCAGCACGCCGCCAACGCAATGCTGTTCCGCAGAACATGAGTTCACGCCGTGCAACGGCAACGACCGAACGAGCAGCAGCACCACGAGGACTTGCATCTGACCGACCAAAGCCAAAGGTCAAGAAGAAGACCAGCAACGCAGTACCTGGCGTTGATGCGGTAGATGAAAAAGACGGACGGTTCTGGAGCACGCTGACACCAGAGGAGCAACAAAAGGCTCAAGCGGCGCTAGAGAACCATAAGTTAGAAATGGAAAAGAAACTCAAGAGCCGTTACGCAACATGGTGGCGTGGTCAGGTTCGTGGAGCACAGAAACAGGGTGTTCGTGGTGGACGATTTGCGCCACGAGACGAAGACGATTCATTGAACTTCGGCGACATCACAGAAATGCAGCGCCAACTTGATATCGCTATTGCAAATGGAACTGTATCCAGCGTTGCTGTTGATAAAGAAGGAAAGCCAATAATTAACAAAGATGGCACTCCAAAGCAATCAATGGCAGATGTATACCAAAAAGAAATTGACACATTAAGCCTTCTTTTGAATATGGAAAAGGCAAAAGATTATTCAAAACTTGAACATCTACATCCAATTCAGAAGAAAATTGTTCTTGAAGCAATTGGTAAAAAAGGTGGCGACAAGGAATTCAAGGGTGGCACAAAATCCACATACTTTGGACGCGGCGGTGGTGTAACACGCACAGCGGCAGATGTGGCAGCAGCAGCAGAAGCAGCAAAAGATAAGAAGAAGGGCGATGCTGGAACAATCAAGTTCCGTCAACGAATTCTTCGCGTCAACCCAGAGCGTGCGAGAAGGCGTGAACTACGAAAGAACAGAATCTCAAACAAACCTGGACGACGAGGAGAAATCCTTGACCCAACGCTTGCAGCAAAGCAGAAGAAGTTGCGTGCACAAGCCAAGATTCGCGGAATCAAGAGCAAGTTCAAGGGCAAGCGTGATGCAGCAAAACTGACAAAGCAAGTTGAAGGACAGAGAGCAGAACTGCATCCGTTGACATTCAACCAAGACGGAAGCATCACGATGACCCCAGCGTTCCCAGACATGCTTGCATTCTTGTCTGGCTCGCTGCATGCAAATAAGAAGAAGGGCGAAAAAGCCGAACAGCGAGTGTTTGACAGACTTCTTGCCGACCTTTGGGAAAACACTGGTTTTGCGCAAAAGCCGATTCTTATTAGGCCAGAAGAAATTGATGAACTCATCAAGGCTGGATGGCAGCCAATTGTTCGCGGAACTGGTGGAGAAAAAGTAAACAGCGAAGGCTATGTTGAACAGTTCTTGACATCTGAAGGACGATTCATTCCTGGTCAAGGTGCGCGTGCTTACGGAGTTGGAGAGTACTTCACATTCCCAGGAGAGTCGCGATGGGACAGTGGTTACACTGGAGGAGAGAATGCAAGGCACACAATCCTTGCGCTAGTTCCTCCTACGGCAAATATTGTTTCGCAATCCGAACTAGGCAGTGAAGTACGCAAACTCAAGGAACACCTAAATAAAATCAGCGAACGAGTTGGTGAAGTCGGTGGACGAGATGCTGCTGCAGCCATGTCAACTCCAGAATTGGTAAAGGAATTGCGCGAGGCTACTGGCGACATTTCCGACGATACACGAGCATCGCAAATAATCAAGGGCATGATTGACATGCTTGAAGAAAAAGATAACGCTGGAGAAGATACGGCTCAATTGCGAGGTCAGGTTGTTGACGGCCTTGACTACATGAAGCGAATCGCCGACCATAACGACATCGGACATGTTGCCCCAATGCTTGGAGTTGACGGCCATGAACCAGATGGAGAGTCTGGTGTGTTCTTGCTCCACAACCGTGGTGCTGTTGCCGCTGTTCAGCGTCCACTCACCCGTAAAGAAGGAAAAGAACTTGGACAGTTCAAGAAGTCAATCTGGAAGTCGTGGGGACGAGACAAAGTAACAAGCCCTATGCCAGAGTCTGCTCCTGCTGCACCAAAAGCACCAAAGGCGCCAAAGGCACCGAAAGCAAGTAAGCCAGCAACGACAAACGCATACAGCAAAGTTGATGTGAGCGGATGGGAAAAAGTTGGTGGACAGAGAGGCTCAAACCCTGGTGGAACATTCACCGACTCTGCTGGTGTTGAGCACTACATAAAGACGCCAAGCACTCCGCTTCATGCAGAAAACGAAAGCCTTGCGTCAACGCTCTACAACATGCTTGGTGTAAACGCCGCCGATGTTCAGGTTGGCGATGATAATGGGCAGGTTAAGACTGTTTCAAAAATCGTTCAAGGCGCACGGTCTGCAACATCTAGCGACAAGAAGCAAATGCAAAGCGCGTTTGTTGCTGACGCATGGCTAGGCAACTGGGACGCTGTTTTGAATGACAACACGCTTATTGACTCGTCTGGGAAACCAGTAAAGATTGATGTCGGTGGTTCAATGTTGTTCAGGGCTCGCGGTGGAGCCAAGGGCGCGCAATTCGGCGATACGGTCGGAGAAATAGACACCCTTCGTCAGCGGAACTCAGTCTACGCAGATATCACTGACGCTCAGATTAAGGAACAGGTAAAAGCCCTTAAATCAGTGAGCGCAGACATGATTAAAGCCCAAGTCAAGGCGATTCTTACCGATTCTGCGCAAGCCACAAAACTTGCTGATACCCTTATTGCTCGTCGCCAAGACCTTATTAACAGGTATGGCTGAGGAAATAGGAGGTAGTTATCATGAAGAATCTTTCTGAAGGCGTAAAAGCACACATGGCATACGCGGAGATGCGTGACGAAATGGTTGAACTCAAGGCGTACCCACCATTTAGCACCATGCCAAAAGACCCAAACGGCGATTTGGTGTTTCCGAGGATGAGTGCCATTGGGGAAAAATTTGACGCAGCAATCAGGAAAGAAATGGACCGCATTCATTCGCTCTCCAAAGATGCAGAAACAGAAAAAGATTTAACCCCAGAAATGTTTTCGCGCCCATTCTCAACACTGTCAATTGAGTTTGCTGACGACCTGGAAGAGGCAAGGCTTTACAAAAAGCGCTACAACGACCCAGTCGTTGCGCTTGAGGCTGCACAAGAAATTTACAAGGAGCCAGAAACCGAGCCAAAAAAGTAGGTTTAGGTAATGGCTGATGTAGAAAAATCAGAAACAAACAGCAAAGCGTTTGCTCTTCGTATTGCGCAGAATATTGGTTGTACTGGCGCGCACAAAAAAGACGGCAAGTGGATGCCATGTTCAACCATGGAAGAATTGCAGGAAATCTCCGCAAGTGCTGAACCAAAAAAGAAAACTGCGCTAGTAGAGGTTGAAGAAAGATTCAAAAGGCGAAGCCGAAAAGGCAAGAAGCGCCAATGGGAGAATCTTGGGCAAAGAGGGGTCGCTGGAATTGACGCGATGGAGAACGGCGGAATTGTTTCTGCCCCAATAGTTTCCGTTAAAGCAGGAATACCAGGTCTTGCGCCAAGAGACAGCGATGATGATGTCTATACCGAAATTGAATCTGCAAGAAAGCGCTCTGTTCGCTTGGGCTGCATTGGCGTAAGACGGCTTGTTTCACAAAGTGGGCGAACGGTATGGATGCCGTGCACAACCAACACTGATTACGCAAGACTTGCTGGAACCACAGCCCTTGGCAGAAGACATCAGCGTCAAGCAGCAAACTTGGCAATTAGAAAGATTGTTAGCGAGCAACTCAAGAACCCTCGTCGCAAAAAATCTTTGTTTGACGAAATGTACGAAGAAAAAGGATTGGGTCGCGCAATCGGTCGCGCTGTTGGTTCTGGCTCAAGGCGAGGAAAAATCCGTCGCGCCATTGAGGTCATTGACGGAATACTTGACCCACGACTAAGGCGAGATGTTGACGGAGACGGATTCATCTTTGACGGAACATCAAGAGAAATGCCAGACCCAACTCGCGCAATTCCAGATACGGGCGAAGGACTCACATCAATGCGCCGTTCGGAGAACAGACTTTCCGATTACCGAGATAGAGGCGTAGAGGCATACGACCCAACAAAGCCAAGGAAGCCAAGCAAGCCGACAAGAGTTAATCCATCAGACATTTCTGTTGGCGGAAACTTGAAGGCGAGAGAAATTTTGCGTTCTGACAGACTGCGTAATAGAAGCCGACAAGACCAGGCGACAATGCTTGGTGTTTCTGTTGATGTTATTGAGCAGATGGAAAAACCAGATGCAACGATTGACCCATACGCAGCAGACAGACTTGCAGACGCACTGAACCTTCACCCAACTGCAATTTGGGGCGATGATTGGCTGAAGCCAGATATCACTGAAGAAGCCGCTCCAAAAAGAACACGGAAAATGCGCGAACTTGATGACAGGGATAGACAAATCCTCAAAATGCGTGATGAAGGTAAGACGCTTGACGAAATAGGAAAAGAATTAGGGATTACAAAAACTCGCGTAAACCAACTACTCAAACGAGCAATTGAATCAAACTCGCGCGAATTTGATAAGGGCTCAAGGAAGCCAAATACAATTCCAACTAGAGTTGCAAAATCATCTGGAATGGTTAAGCGTGACGCTACTGGAAAAGTAATCATTGAAAAAGATGTGCGAAAAGAAGTTTTTGATAAGACTGTTGAAAGTCTCAAAAAACTAGGAATGACAGAAGATGAAATCAACATTCTTCTCGGCGGAAAACGGGAAGCAAATGTTACCCCTGAGTCAGCGAACTCCCCGTCAGTGTTAATGCTTGATAACCCAATGACTGGTCTAAGAAGCGCTCGCAAGAAGAGCATCCCACCATCTGAATGGCCAGAGAGCGAAAAGAAGCATTACCTCAACTGGGCGAATGCACGACCAAGTTTCGTTGTTCCCTACAGCCTTGTCGTCAAGTACAACAAAGACAAGTTTTTGTCCGATAAGGACTGGAGACTTTTGAAGCAGTTTTACGACCGCTACGGTGCAAACTCTCGTTCACGGAATGTGACCCCAATGGGCCTCCGTTCAACATCAACATACACTGGAACGCCAAATGTTGGTGCGAAGAGAATGGGGCAAATCATTCTCGGTCGCGTGCAATCCAAGTTCAAGGGCGAAAGACCAGGACAGCGGAAGCATCACGCAATTATTGGTGCTCCAGGAATGGGTAAGACGAGCCTTTACGACTTCCTTTCGCGAACAGCGATAATTCCTGGTGACTCAGAAGCAGCCCACATTGACCCAGACTTCGTGAAACAAGGAATGGAAGGGTACAACGGCGGCGCTGGTGCTGGGAACATCCATAGGGAATCAGCAATGGCGGCAATGCACATTTACAGGGATGCCGTGAAAGAACAGATGGACATTGTGACCGAGGGAACTGGCAAACGCCTTATGGACTACCTCAATCTGGCTAAAGGGTACGAAATGGTTGGGCATGCGGCATGGATTCCTCCGTCTGGTGCAAAAGAAAGAATTCGTAAACGAAAACTGGAAGATGGGCGAGAAATAGCCGAATATATCGTTGACCATATTGCCGATGTTTCATATGACCTGGTCGCTCGCCACCTCCGAAACGGTGAAATGAGCAGTTTTTACCTCTGGGATACCGATGTTCCAAAAGGTGCTGCACCAAAACTGATTGCAAAGGTGGAGGGCGGCGTTTTCGTTGTCAACGATGAAGACAAATTCAAATCCTGGTCAACTGGTGGTCGCGGTGGCTCAAATGGAGACAAAAATCTGTCCTACTTCAAGAAGAAATACGCTAAATCACAATAAGCCATTTACACACAGTAGTTTGTGTAATAAAGTATTAGTTCCACTGAAGCATCATGAAACTCGGTTACTCTAGATAACTAAGGGCTGGGTGCTTACCTGAGCCGTAAGTAAAAACAATCCATCCTCAATCTCTAAGGAAAAAAAATCATGTCAGAAGACAAGGCAAGACTCAGCGAACTGCAAAGTGCACTTCGCGCAAAGATGGCAGACAATAAGACCATCGCAGACTCGTTCAAAATTGAAGACGGCAATGTCGTTGTTTCCAGCGCACAGAAGACCGCATTTGACAAGAACATGCAAGACATCAAGGAAATCAAGAGCCTCATCTCTGGCCTTGAGCAAATGAGCGAAGTTGACTCATGGGGCTCACAGGCAAGTGGTGAATCAGTTGCAGCAGCAGTAGCAGCAGGTTCGGCATTTTCACACAGCCTCCGCAGCGAGACAATCGGCGAAGCATTCTTGAACTCATCCGAATTCAAGTCGCTCGCAAATGGTCGCAACGGTGCAAACATGCCATCACCTTTCCAGTACGGCGGAAGCCTTGCTGGTGTTAGCGGTTTTGGTGTTAAGGATGCATACACGGCAATGCCAAGCGGTTTCCCAACTCAGTTCGGTACCGTGCAGCGTGACCCAATCGTCATTCAACCAAAGCGCACCAAGCGTGTTCGCGATTTGTTCCCAACTCGCACCACGACTGCTGCAATCATTGAATACTTCCGTATGACTGGTTTCACCAACAACGCGGCAGCAGTTGCAGAGCGCAACGCAGGCAACACTGCATTCGCAGCGAAGCCACAATCCAGCATGTCGTTTGAGGGTGTACAGACTTCGGTCAAGACCCTTGCACACTGGGAAGCAGCACACCGCAATGTTCTCGCTGATGAGCCACAACTGCGCTCAATCATTGACAACGAGTTGATGTACGGCCTCCGCTTGCAGGAAGATGCACAAATCCTCAATGGTGACGGAACTGGCGAAAACCTTCTTGGTGTTCTTCAGACTCCTGGAATCCAGACCTACAACTGGTCAGATGGTGCCTACTCGGCAACTGCTGGTCTCAGCGACTCAAAGGCTGACGCAATCCGTCGTGCCGCAACCCTTTCGTTCTTGGCTTACTACGAGCCATCGGGCGTCGTGTTGCACCCGAACGACTGGGAAGACCTTGAGTTGACCAAGGACGGCAATGGCCAGTACCTCATCGCAGTTTCGGTTGCAATGGGTGGTGAGCCAAAGGTATGGCGTTTGCCAGTCGTAGAGACTCCAGCAATGACAGAAGGCGAAGCACTTGTTGGTTCGTTCGGTCAGGGCGCACAGTTGTACGACCGTGAGCAGGCTTCAATTCGCATCAGCGAACAGCATGCTGACTTCTTCATCCGCAACGCAATTGTGATTCTTGCAGAACAGCGCCTCGCGTTGGCTGTAAAGCGTCCAGAGTCGTTCGTGAAGGTGTCGTTTGACGCAGCACCAAGCGCATAACTAACGCTTAGTTAAGCATTTAGCCCCACGCCTCCAGAAATGGAAAGCGTGGGGCTTTTGCTTTATAGGCATCAAACTGTTTGGTCTATACTTATCTTATGAAAAGCAAGAAGGTTTTTACTGATAAAGAAATACAGTTCATGCGCAACGAACTCGTAATCAACTCTGCGCAAGAGCAAATGGAAGACGCTCATCAACTGGCGGTGTTTGCTTCTGATGGAGAAGAAGATTCAGAAGAAATTTATTTAGCGACTTTGTACCACTATTCGCGTAAAGAGAACCGCAAGGAACTGCAGACCGCAATGAAGCGCCTCTCCAATGGCGGCAACGCTTAAGGTATAGAATTGTAATTATGCCAAACAGGCCGAAAGACGAAGATTTTACAAGCGAGTACGCAAAGTTTGCGCTCAACTCACGCGGAGTACCCGACGACTTTGACACATGGGTGACGGACATAGGCGGAAGAGCGCTAAGAGAAGTATCTAAAAAGAAAAAGAACCGTGAAGGAAGAAGGATGCGCGACAATGGTGACATTTAATCCAGAGTGGGCGGCAAAGAATCCAGAAGAGTTAAAAAAGCGAGTAGCGGCTTTCTACGAACGCCAGCAGGAAGCGGAAGAGCGCAGCATTCAAAACGCAAAGGCTATTGCAAAGAAATACGGAATTGACGAGCGGGAAATTTTGTAATGTCTGACTTCGGAATACTAAGAGGCACTACCGCAACTGGCGTTGACATGAATGGTCGTCGCAAAAAAGGTACTCGTCGTGCAAAGAACCCACGCGATATAAATAACATCGCGGGCGAATTGGCAAAAGAAAAACAAATTGAATCCTGTTGTGAAGAAAATGAATTCACTGAAGAGGACCTAGAACAAAAAACTGCTCCCTGCTGGGAGGGCTACGAACAAATTGGCATGAAAAAAGGCAAGAACGGGAAAATGGTTCCTAATTGCGTGCCGATTAAAGGAAAATCCGCAAAACCGCTAAGAGACCCAAAGGGTGGATTAACTCCTGCTGGTCGCGCACACTTCAAAAGGACTGAAGGAGCAAATCTTAAGCCTGGTGTAAAAGGCGCAGCAGATACTCCTGAGAAAATGCGCCGCAAGGGTTCATTCCTAACACGCTTCTTCACAAACCCTTCAGGACCAATGAAGGACGACAATGGCAAACCAACGCGATTGGCGCTGTCTGCAGCCGCATGGGGCGAACCAGTGCCGCAAGACGCATCCGACGCAGCAGCGCTCGCGGCAAAAGGTCGTCGCATGCTTGAGCGCTATCAGAACTCAAAGAAGAAGGACTGATGCAACGCTTTTGGTATGGAGCAACTGTCCTGGGTGTGATTGATGGTGACACTATTGACCTAATGATTGACTTAGGTTTTAATATTCATCACAAAATACGAGTAAGACTTTACGGCGTGAACACACCCGAATCGCGCACAAAAGACCTAGCCGAAAAAGAGATGGGCTTAAAGGCAAAAGCATATACGAGCGATTGGCTAACAAAGCATAAGTGGGTATTTGTCAACACAATTCCAGATAAAAACGACAAGTATGGACGAATCTTGGCAAGAATCTATACTTCAGACAAAATTGACGACCCAACAACAGCCTGTCTAAATAAGGATATTATCCAGTCTGGCTATGCCAGAGAATACTTTGGCGTCGGTGATAAGACATGGTCAGAGTTCAAAAACAACTAGTTTTGCTATGTTAGAATTGACCTACAAGTTAAAGTCTCAAAACTCAAGGAGCAGAAATGTCCGCAGCAGCACCAACCGTTATTAACCTCCAGGTCCCTGGAACAATCGCAACTTCAAGCGCAGTTGCAATGCGTATGCCATTTGGCGGCCGCCTTGTTGGCGTAACCGCAGCAGTTGGAACCGCACCAGTTGGTTCGGCTCTTACGCTTGATGTCAAGACTGGCTCAACTGTAAAGGCTGCAGTTTCAATCGGAGCAGCAGCAGTTAGCGCAGCAGGAACACTCGTTGCAGCACAAGACATGTTCGCTCAGGGCGATGTTGTTGAAGTTGATGTGACCGCAGTTGGTTCAGGCACCGCAGGTGCAAACCTTGTTGTAACCCTGGTTGTAGACCAGAGCGCAGACCAGAATGGCCAGAACGAGTACGACATTGCTGTACTTCGTGGCGACCATGCAGGTGGCGTACAAGCCTAATTAAATCCTCCTCGGGTTCAAAAGCCGCTGCCGATTAATTTCGGTGGCGGCTTTTGTGTTTGTGGGATAATGGTTGTATGAAAAAAGAATTGCTAGTCAATGTCTCACTTAGAATTCTTGCTACTTTCGCCGCATCTGGTCTTGGTGTTATCGGTGCAGGAACTATCGCTGGTGTTCCAGTACTCAAGGCTGTCTTCATGGCTGGAATTGGAGGGGTTGCGGTAGTGATTGAAGGCCTTTCACGCGCATTCCTTGAGGACGGAAAACTTTCCGCTTCAGAAATCAACGATGTCTTCAATAAGGTTGATAGGAAGCCGTCAAAAGAAAAGGCTACTGATGTTCGGTAGACACGAAAAGTCTGAGTGCCAATGTGCACATTGCAGTTGTGAAACTTGGTGCGCGAACGATTGTCCCTGCGCCGAATTAATGGGTGCCAGTGCATGCACAAGTCAACACGATTAATTAAACTGCTTCCAATCATGCTGATTGCAATTTCAGCCTGCGGATATGACGGCAAGTATCGCTATTCATGCCAAGACCCTGATAATTGGGGAACAAAGGAATGTGAGCCACCAATATGCGAAGTAGATGGAAACTGCACAGAAACTCTGCTTGGATGGGACCCAACAGAAACAACCGTGGAAACGATTCCAGCAGAGGAGACAGTAGCGCCATGAAAAAACGACTTACTCCAGCAGAACTAGATGCTCGTCTGAAGTTCGTAGTTGGTTGCGTTCTTGCAGGAGTCCTCACGCTTACCACAATTGGAGTGCTCTATGCACTCGTATTCGTCACGCAGCCAATAGGTGCTCAAGCCGAAAACGACAAGATGTTCTTTAGCGTGCTATCGTCGGTAGCAACATTCATTACTGGTACTCTTGCTGGTCTGATGATTTCAACTGGAAGAAACTCTGACGAAGACAAAGATGGAAACGGAATCCCCGACCATCTTGAAGGGAAATAATGACAACCTGGGGTGAATACACTGGCAAGGTACTTGGTTTCCGTTTTGAAACAAAGGCTGATGAAGAGGGCGATTCATGCCCAAAAGCCACTCAGGACATTGCAGTCAACCTTAGAAACCGCGGCAAAGCAATCAAGACGGCAATGTATGGTCCGTTAAATCCAGCGGAGCCAAATGCTGACTACTGGAAGAAACTTGCTAACGAGTGGGATGTTGATGTTGACAGTGCAAAAAAACAGCGCTGCGGGAATTGTTCCCTCTTCATTGTTTCACCAAAGATGAAGGAGTGCATTAACAAAGGCGTAACTGGTGGTGAACGCCAAGATGAATGGGAAGCAATTGATGCTGCTGGACAACTAGGCTATTGCGAAGCCTTTGACTTCAAATGCGCATCAAAGAGGACCTGTAGGGCGTGGGTAACTGGTGGACCAATTACTAAGGAAAAATAATGAGAGTTTGGATTGACCAAGACTTATGCACTGGAGATGGTCTTTGCGCGGAGATAGCCCCAGATGTTTTTCACATGATGCCAGACGGTCTTGCGTATGTGAAAGAAGGCGACAAGATTTATGCGGCCGCTGTGGGGAACCCAGAAGGAGCGGCTGGAATGGCTTCCTTCGCAGACGACAGGCTTGAAGATGTTATTGAGTCAGCCGAAGAATGCCCTGGCGAATGTATTTTATTGAACAATGAAGGACTAGCGCGCAGAATACTTCTTCTCAAACTCGCTCCACTCCATGGCGGCGTGCTTGTTCCCGTAGTTGTCGTAGTCGTCAATTGACGACACAACAAGAAGATGAAGAGAGATAATTGCGACAAATGAGAAAAGAACAAAAATAAGCATGGCATGAATTATGCCAGCAATCTTTTACAGAGATACAAACTCATTGAAGTATCTCTAAATTAGATGGAGACAATCTCTATAGCGGATACCAGTCCTCAAGAAGGTCTATCGGTATGCCGTTCTTATAACACAAGTCCGCATACGCATGGTCTGGACTTATCCCAAGACCAACCGTCTTCTTGTACTCGTCAGTAAACAGGTCAACCGCATCGCAGTCGTCGCCATAGAAGTAATCATTCATTGCTTCTGTGAATTCGTCGCATTCAGGGAATGCAATCCACCCTGCGCCCTCGTATATGCCCCCATACCGCGCTTGTCGTATTACGACTGGATATAGGTCAATAAGTTTTTTCGTCATGCGACTACTTTATCGGGCATGCTCCAGTTGCACAATCGTCCATCTCAATCAAGCCGTCAAATGAGCGCTGTACAAGTGGAATTGATGTGTCAATCTTTGCAATTGCCTTACGGTATTCCGCCTCTGTGATTTCCTCGTATGGAGGAAGCACGAAGTTGTGCTCGCTATGCAATAGGAACGACACGGACTTGACGCTCTTGTCGTAGTTCTTTGAAAGCCAATCTTGAATCGCTGGAAGTTCTTCCTTGCGGTAGTAGACAGTGACCGAAACGGCGTTATCTGCCCATTCGGTTTGCATCTTCTTCACCCATTCAAGTTGCTCAATGGCGGTCATGCTGGCTGCAAGGACTGAGCCCTCTGGCGACTCACATGGGAAGTCAACGACATAGCGCGTGTGGTCCTCTCTGCCGTCAAGACCCATATCCCACTGAACCTTGTACCCACGCTTGCGACAAGCGTCTACAAGCGGGTCAGACGAGCCAAAGCGAACTCGGCGAGTATAGAAGCGAGCGTACGCTGGGTGGATTCCTGGTGTCACTCCTGGGAGTAGCGACAATGTTCCAGATGGCTGAACCGTTGTTAAGCGGACAGATACTGGAATGCTGTTCGCAGCAGAGAAGTTTTTGTCAAACTCTTTTAGCGCGACATATCCAGGGCTGAGCCATTCAAGTTTCTGTGAGTCACACTGCAGGATTCCAGTTACAGACTGTCCAAGGCGAGCATTCTTGTGCACGATTGAAGTCGTCTTTTCGTATGGATATTCCATGCGGGTGATTTGCTTTTGGACCTTGTAGAGAAGTGTTGAGATTTCAACAAACTGCTCGTAAGACTCAATGTTTGGCAAAAACAGTGTTGCCAAGTTGCACGACTCTCCATCAGCAAGAGCGATTTCTGCACACGGATTGAATCCCTCAATAGAGTTGTCAACATTCACTTCTCCAGCGCGTCCATAACGACGAGCGAGGCGACGATTCAGTAAGCCGTAAGGCTCCCCAGTTCCGTCGTAGCCCTTCCAGAGTTCTGGTTGAATCTCTTCGTAGTAGTCGGCATAGATGCTGTTGTTGGAGTTCGCTCGCCATGCTGGAACATTTCCAGAACCCCAGTTCTTTGCACGAAGGAAAAGAACATCATCTGGGTCGCCCATTGCGATTTGCGCAGAACGACGCGAAGAACCAGATACGACGATTCGGCCGATGATGTTGCAAATATCAAGAACATCAATTGAGCGCAGTTTCTTTCCAACGCGATTATCCATCACTCCGCAAATATCTTTAATTCCGTCAATCAATGCACCAGGGCCAGAAGCCGTACCACCGAATGTATTCAATGGTGCACCGTATTCGCGAATCAAAATTGTTGAGTAGGAGAAAGATTTCCCAGTATGGAAGTACGACTTCAGTACGGCATGTAGCAGGCGCTTCCATCCCTGTCGCGAATCTGGAACAATTATGTCGGCATCATTTGAACGCTCGTGGGTAATTGTCACTCCAGTTTTAACCTTTGGCAAATCATGGATTTTTGAACGCTCCACCGAGAAACAAACTCCACCGCCGAGCATCAGGTACTCAAACAGGAGTTCAAAGTCTTCAATCTTTTCAATGTTCGTGAAGTAGCAGTTGTTTAGGGAAGTTCCGTTGAGTTTCTTTACAAGCGGAGTTCCAAGTTGCCAGAGTGAGCGACCAGAAAAAGATGCCCGCAAGTTAAAGCAATGGTCAAATAGTTTTTGTGCTTCTTCATCGGTTAACTGAGCGCCAATTTCAATTGCGCCATTGATTACGCGCTGCAGGGTTTCATGCCAAAGTTCGGTGTCTCCGTTTTCCTTTTTGCGACTGTAGGTACGCAGGAAAACAATCTCGCCAAGGCCGTTAAAGCCCCATGGGGCTGATTTTAGGGAATACGAATCTACAAATGACTGGTCAAGCATGATAGGCCCTTGTCTAATAGCGAGTGGTTAACGAGTTTACACTACCCGAAAATACTGAAAGGGTCTAAATTAATCCTAATTTTTCTGCTTCAGCAATCGGAATCTGTCGGCCCTTTGGATACACAAGAATTTTTGTCTTTGTGAAAGGTGTCAACATTATTTCTTCCCAAATATCTTCTTCAACTAAAACCGTTTGATTTAATTTCATTGATTCAATTTGATTGAAGCCTGCAATATGCTCTGGCTTCTTTGATTCACCAACGCAATCACCAGTTGGGTGCCCGCACACTGGGCATGGTTGCCTGTCGGCTCTTGAGAGTGGTATGTTCCCACCGACAAATGACTGCGAAAAACTATCCTGTCGGTAAAAGGCCATGTCAAAAGTACACGCCC